ACAAGGAATAACAGGTAATACTGGTTCTCAAGGTACACAAGGAATAACAGGTAATACTGGTTCTCAAGGTACACAAGGAATAACAGGTAATACTGGTTCTCAAGGTACACAAGGAATAACAGGCAATACTGGTTCTCAAGGTACACAAGGAATAACGGGTAACACTGGTTCACAAGGTACACAGGGAATAACAGGCAACACTGGTTCACAAGGTACACAGGGAATAACAGGCAACACTGGTTCTCAAGGCATACAGGGAATAACAGGTAATACTGGTTCACAAGGTACACAAGGAATAACAGGCAATACTGGTTCTCAAGGTACACAAGGAATAACAGGTAACACTGGTTCTCAAGGTTTACAGGGAATAACAGGCAACACTGGTTCTCAAGGCACACAGGGAATAACAGGTAACACTGGTTCTCAAGGCATACAGGGAATAACAGGCAACACTGGTTCGCAAGGTACACAAGGAATAACAGGTAACACTGGTTCACAAGGTATACAAGGATTTAATGGAACGAATGGCATTCAAGGCAGGACTGGTTCTCAAGGCACACAAGGAATAACAGGCGACACTGGTTCTCAAGGCACAACAGGCAACACTGGTAGCACTGGGTCTCAAGGTGTACAAGGAATTACAGGCAATACTGGTAGCACTGGGTCTCAAGGTGTACAGGGAATAACAGGCAATACAGGCTTACAAGGCTTACAAGGCTTACAAGGCATACAAGGAATACAAGGAATACAAGGAATACAAGGAATACAAGGTACACAAGGCATACAAGGAATACAAGGTACACAAGGCATACAAGGAATACAAGGAATACAAGGAATACAAGGAATACAAGGTACACAAGGAATACAAGGTACACAAGGTACACAAGGTACACAAGGTTTACAAGGAATAACAGGCAATACTGGTTCTCAAGGTACACAAGGAATAACAGGTAATACTGGTTCGCAAGGTTTACAAGGAATAACAGGTAATACTGGTTCTCAAGGCATACAGGGAATAACAGGCAACACTGGTTCTCAAGGCATACAGGGAATAACAGGCAACACTGGTTCGCAAGGTTTACAAGGAATAACAGGCAATACTGGTTCTCAAGGTACACAAGGAATAACCGGCAATACTGGTTCGCAAGGTTTACAGGGACTAACAGGTAATACTGGTTCGCAAGGTTTACAAGGAATAACAGGTAATACTGGTTCTCAAGGCATACAGGGAATAACAGGCAACACTGGTTCGCAAGGTTTACAGGGAATAACAGGCAATACTGGTTCGCAAGGTTTACAGGGAATAACAGGCAATACTGGTTCACAAGGTACACAAGGAATAACAGGTAATACTGGTTCACAAGGTATACAAGGTAGACAAGGTTTACAAGGAATAACCGGCAATACTGGTTCTCAAGGTTTACAGGGAATTACAGGTAATACTGGTTCTCAAGGTACACAAGGAATAACCGGCAATACTGGTTCGCAAGGTTTACAAGGAATTACAGGTAATACTGGTTCGCAAGGCATACAGGGAATAACAGGCAATACTGGTTCTCAAGGTACACAAGGAATAACAGGCAATACTGGTTCTCAAGGTACACAAGGAATAACCGGCAATACTGGTTCTCAAGGTTTACAGGGAATAACAGGTAATACTGGTTCGCAAGGTACACAAGGAATAACGGGTAACACTGGTTCACAAGGTACACAAGGAATAACGGGTAACACTGGTTCACAAGGTACACAAGGAATAACGGGTAACACTGGTTCACAAGGTACACAGGGAATAACAGGCAACACTGGTTCACAAGGTACACAGGGAATAACAGGCAATACTGGTTCGCAAGGTTTACAGGGAATAACAGGCAATACTGGTTCACAAGGTACACAGGGAATAACAGGTAATACTGGTTCTCAAGGTTTACAGGGAATAACAGGTAATACTGGTTCTCAAGGTTTACAGGGAATAACAGGTAATACTGGTTCTCAAGGTACACAGGGAATTACAGGTAATACTGGTTCTCAAGGTACACAGGGAATTACAGGTAATACTGGTTCTCAAGGTACACAAGGAATAACAGGCAATACTGGTTCTCAAGGTTTACAGGGAATAACAGGTAATACTGGTTCGCAAGGTACACAAGGAATAACAGGTAACACTGGTTCTCAAGGCATACAGGGAATAACAGGCAATACTGGTTCTCAAGGTTTACAAGGAATAACAGGCAATACTGGTTCACAAGGTACACAGGGAATAACAGGCAACACTGGTTCGCAAGGTTTACAGGGAATAACAGGCAATACTGGTTCTCAAGGTTTACAGGGAATAACAGGCAACACTGGTTCGCAAGGTTTACAGGGAATAACAGGCAATACTGGTTCACAAGGTACACAGGGAATAACAGGCAACACTGGTTCGCAAGGTTTACAGGGAATAACAGGCAATACTGGTTCTCAAGGTTTACAGGGAATAACAGGCAATACTGGTTCGCAAGGTACACAAGGAATAACGGGTAACACTGGTTCGCAAGGTACACAAGGAATAACAGGTAATACTGGTTCTCAAGGTTTACAAGGAATAACAGGCAACACTGGTTCGCAAGGTTTACAGGGAATAACAGGCAATACTGGTTCTCAAGGTTTACAGGGAATAACAGGCAATACTGGTTCGCAAGGTACACAAGGTACACAAGGAATTACAGGCGTACAGGGAATAACAGGTAATACTGGTTCTCAAGGTGTACAAGGAATACAGGGAGTCACAATACCTTCTATTACAGTATCTGGTTCTGATACGACTGTGAGTGGTAATCTAAAAACCACTACAGTTACTGAAGGGGTGGTAGTTATAGGAAACAGTGGTGCGTCTAAAACTTTATCTATAGACAATGGAACTGTTCAAACTTGCACTTTAACAGGAAATTGTACTTTTACTATGCCGTCTTTAGTTGCTGGAAAAAGCTTTTTATTATTTTTAAATACGGGTGCTGGATCTTTTTCTTCGACATTTACTTCTGTCAAGTGGTCTGGTTCTGCTCCTACAGTCACTACAGCAGCTAGCAAAGTAGATATATTCACATTTGTTTCTGATGGAACTTATTGGTATGGCGTATACACTCAAAATTATTGATATAAATTATGTTTAGTCCAAGATTTACATTTTTTGCTAAAAAAGTCGCAGGAGGCTACACGCCATTTGCGGTTGTTTTCAATACTCCTACTACAAGTACTTATACAGTTCCAACAGGAGCAACAAGTATGAAAGCGTGGGTCATAGGCGGAGGTGGAGGCGGAGAATCAGACTCTATCAATTGTCAGCAGCAGAGCGACGGATCTAATGGGGGAGAATCTGTTAAAACATATACAGTTGTTGGAGGCGGGACCGTTTCTTATACAGTTGGGTCTGCTGGAGTTGCGGGCTCTTACACAGGAAATACCAGCACAGATGCTACAGACGGTGGAAATTCAACAGTTACATATAATTCCACAACTATAACAGCTACAGGGGGAGCAAATGGATACAACCCAAATCATCCTGGTACAGGTAGCGGAGGCGATTTTAATCACACATATGATGGAGCCGATTATCCTTCTAATCCCGTTACTAGAAATACAGCAATAACAACATCCGGAAACACGCCATCTACATTTAACAACAGCATTGGCTATAAAGGCAACGGAACTACTTCCGGATCAACAAACGGAAAACCAGGAGGCGTGGTTTTGTATTTTTTCACTTAATATTTTTTATATCCCACATTCCGCCTTCCCCTGAGTTTGGCACAAAATCTTTGCTTTTAAATTTACTTGTGTTGCCTTTTATTTTTGTTATATCCCATTGTCCTCCCTCGCCTACTGTATTTTTAGGAGAAGAATTTGATCCTGGTATGTGTTTAATATTCCACATTCCGCCTTCGCCTTCATCCGGTACGAGATCTTTGTTTTTAGTATAACTTGGCTTGCCTTTTAAGTGTTTGATATTCCACATTCCGCCTTCACCATGATTGGTTCCCCAACCTTGTTTTGCTGTTGGTTTTTGCGTATCGCCTGGAATATGTCTAATGTCCCACATCCCGCCTTCGCCAGTGTTAAGAGTTTTATTTACCATTTGTTTAGTCTTGTAATTATAAATTCTATCATCCATAGAAAGATAGAAAATAGCATCCGCACTTCTTGTTAAATACCATTGAGGCGGATATAGGGCGATGCCGCCGTAGCCGGGCGGATATAATCCTGTCTTGGATCCCGGATTAGATGCTTCAGATATTAACCATTCTTTAAAATTAAGCATATATAAATTATCCCTTATTATTTATATATGCTTAAGGACAAAATATGGCTGAGTATTACAACATATCCGTAGAAGAAATGAACAATTTTCTTGTCCCACAAGGTTTCTCTCAAGTAGTTTTGCCGGGAACAAGAGAACTTGTTTATGGAAAAAGAGTCGATGCAAACAATATGAAAATGACATTAAGAGTGTACACCGGAATAGATCCAAGCGGTCAGTCTAGAGACGTTGGCGAAGACGCAATGAGAGTTAATCTTTTCGTTAAACTTCCTAGCGGAGAAATAAAGAAACTTTTTGGATCAAAAAGAGTCCACAGAGTAAAAGGTTGGATGAAAAATCTACAATCTAGAATAAATGATGCATTGCAACAAATGCCACAAAGAATGTGTGAAAAGTGTGGCTTACCAATGATTTTAAGAGAAGGAAAAAGCAAAACAACTGGCAAACCATATAGTTTTTATGGGTGCGTGGGATATCCTTCTTGCACTAACACAAAACCAGTTTAAAGGAGAAAAAAATGAAAGAATGGTTTGGACTATCAGGAATAAATGAATCTGTTGAATCTGAAATTAAAGAATTTGCAAAAAAAAGATATGATGGTGCAAAAAAAATAACAGAAAATGCAAGTGAAAAAGGCGGTGCCGCTTTATTAACAAGAGATCACTTTGCTGTTAAACTACCTTATTACAACAAAGCAAAATCTGGTAATTTCGATAGAGTAGAAATGAAGAAAGAATATCAAGAACTATGTAATTCTTTGCATTCAAAAATGAATAAAATAGAAAATGTCAATCAGAAAGAGTTTCAGGAGTTGCTTGGTAAATTAGAAGTTATAGGAGAGCTTTTAATCAAATCACAAGAAATGAGGTAAAAATGTCAATCACACAATCAAGAGTGTTAGTTCTAAACAGATCTTGGATAGCTCTAGGAACAACAACTCTTGAAAACGCTATTACAAAGGCGGCATCGTTTTATAAAGACGGTACTCCTAAAGCTAAAATCATAGACGGTATAAATGATTTTAGAGCCTTTGAATGGTCAGATTGGACTAAGTTGACCCCAAAAGAAAACGAGGCTGGAATACGTGGCGTAAACGCCATATTTCGCATTCCGGAAATAATTCAATTTACTAAATATGACAAAGCACCAACGAGAAAAATTCATTATAACAGAAGAACTATATTTATAAGAGACAACAGTCAGTGTCAATATTGCAGTTCCAAAAAAGATCTATCTTTGGATCATATAATTCCTAAATGCCAAGGAGGACTAACAAATTGGGAAAACATTGTTGTTGCTTGCGTAAAATGCAACGTGAAAAAAGCTGGCAGAACCCCATTGCAGGCTGGAATGCGATTATTAAAACAGCCTGCTAAACCAAAATCTACTTTATTTGCTGGGGAGAAGATCGTTAAGTCTTGGAGCTCATTTGTAGGCGAGGCATATTGGTTGACCGAGCTAGAGCACGATTCATGATGCTCCGATATTTAAACTTATAGATATGTTTCCGCCATCACTCGGTAATATAAAAGGAGCGTCGTTAAACCTTTCTACCCATAAAATATAATCCTCAGAGTCTACCGTTGAAGTTACGTAGTATCCATATACTTGCGTGTTAGTAGAAAAATTAAATGTTTGTTCTGGATATGATGCTGTCGTTATGTTTGATAATGTTTCAATCACCCAACCGCTTTGATTCAAAGTTATTGGCACATATCCAAGCTGATCGGCTTCTATTAGATCAGAGTATACTGTTAGTTTATTTGGATTAAAATCATTTTTGAACAATCTCAATATTTGAGTGGTTGGAGCAGATGATTTACCTAAAATAAGATTTAAAGCTAATTGATCTGATATATTTGGAACTATTAATGTCATACATTCCCTTTCATGGTGACCCGCCATCAAATTTTACACTTCTTCTATAATCAACCACATCATCTAAAGCTTTATCCGCAGATAATTCATATTTACAATTTTTTTTGTTGCAAATAGTATTTGCTTTTTTAATTTGTTCTTTATTTTTTTTTAAATTTTTAAATCTTTTTGGTAATTCGCGCATATAAAATCCTTTTCATGGGGTTCCACCGTCAAGCAAAACTCGTTCTATTTCTTTTAGTATCTCAGCTGCCTTTATATCGCTATTTATGAATTCTGTTTTAAAACTGTTTGATTTCATTTTGTTTACAAGGTTTTTTAGTTTTTTCAATGTAACTCCTACCGGAACATCGTTAGGCGAAGTAACAGAACTGGTGTAGTATTGACTTACACCGCACCCACCTATTTTCATAATTAGTTCTTCTAAATAATTCTTAAAACTTTCTGCTTCTTGTTGGGCCTCTGGGTATCTGCACAGTGTGTTTTCATCATGTATCCTGTTAAATGTGTCTTTGTACATAAAAATAGGCTGGTGTCCCTTAAAGAATAAATTCACTTTTTTGACGCCTATTTTTTCAAAAACTCCCAACCTTGCTTTTCTTAAAATGTATAAAACTTCTCCAATAGCAAATTTAGAAGGATATAGACTATTTAAATTGATTATAGGACAACCAAAAAACCTTATCTTTCCAGATCCGTTAAAAGTATATGATATTGACATTTTAATCCTAAATAGTATGTCTACACAATATATAGTGTGTAGATACTCATAACCGAATAAAAGTTAAAATGCCAGTAAAAGCTCAAATACAATTCAGAAGAGGTACTCGTCAGGAGTGGATAGACAAAAATCCCATATTAGATCAAGGTGAGCCAGGTTACGAAACAGACACAGGAAGATACAAAATAGGAAATGGTATCTTAGTATGGACTAGATTGCAATATGCTACAGACAGTATAAATCCTATATTATTAGCAGATAATTCCAATATATTAAATAAAACAGAGGTTGTTTCTCCAGAAATAAATTTTAAAACAATAGAGGACACAGACATCTTTACTGTGCCCGATGGGTTTGAATTCTTGATAGATTCTATGGAAGTAATTACAAAACAAATAACCACTCCGAATTCACCCCCAACTATAAGATTTGGAAATCGTCAAGACTTTCAAGCTTATTATCCAAACAATATAATTACAAGCAACGAAACTGGGTTTCGGCACGTGATACAAATGCCACAAAACGCCATTGATGAAGGAGTAATTGTTACAATTGGAGTTATACTTCCTAGTTCCGCAGCTTCTCATTCTGGATACGGCATTGTTCGTGGTAATCTATTGCCAAAAACATATGGTGCCATGAGTGCTAATCTGTTGCCGCACAATGTGCATGCTAATCTGTTGCCAAAAACATAAATTATCGTACTATCTTATGATATGCTATCTAAAATATCATTAGAAAATGGTGGATTTTTAAAACCTCTTTTGCTGCCGACAGCTTCGATTGTTGGGCCATCTCTCTGCAATCCATCTGTTTTTGTACAAGAAAATGAAGAAGTTTTAGTTAATTTAAGAAATATTAATTATGTTTTATATCACAGCGAAAAAAACAAATACGAGCATAGTTGGGGACCTTTGTGTTATCTACACAAAGAAAATGATCTGAGACTGGCGACAAATAATATTTTGTGCAAATTAGATAAAAATTTAGATATAAAATCAAATAACATTATAAACACATCTTCTTTAGACGAAACTCCTCTTTGGGAGTTTGTAGGATTAGAGGACGGAAGATTAGTTAATTGGCATAATAAATTATATTTAAGTGGAGTTAGAAGAGACACGACTACTCACGGACAAGGAAGAATGGAATTATCTGAGTTGTCTGTTGCGGAAAACAACGTTGTAGAAATAAGCAGAGCTAGAATCCCCGCTCCAGGAAACAACGAAAGCTACTGCGAGAAGAACTGGATGCCTGTGTTGGATCAGGAATACACTTATGTAAAATGGACAAACGCCACAGAAGTAGTAAAATTCGACCCAATAAATAAAACTTGTAACACAATTTTTCTTAAAGAATATAAGCAATTGTATACAAATGATTTAAGAGGTGGATCACAAGTAATTCCTTATAAAGATAATTATTTAGCAGTAGTACATGAATCAAACTTGTACAAATCCGAGGCTGGCAAGAAAGACGCCACCTACAGACATAGGTTTGTTTTGTGGGACAAGAATTGGAATTTGATTAATCTGTCCGATACTTTTTCTTTTATGGATGCTAAAATAGAATTTTGTTGTGGACTAGCAGAATACAGAGATAAACTATTATTGTCTTTCGGATTTCAAGATAATGCTTCTTACCTTTTAGGATTTCCTAAAAAACTTTTAGGAAAATATTTAAAAATATATGAATGAAGAAATAATAAATTATATTGAAGATCCAAATAACGATTTAAATAATTTTAATTTAGCGTTATGGTATCACAAACAATTACATTACTCTCCAGCATGTAGTTTTTATCTAAGGTGTGCAGAATTAACTGAGGCTCCGGTATTAGCGTATGAATGTTTATTAAATTTATATTGCTGCTACAAAGAATTGTCGGGACGCAATTACACGTGTGAAAACCTACTAAAAAGTGCTATCAATTTAGGACCCAAATATCCAGAAGCTTACTTTCTGTTAAGTCAATTTTACGAAGCACAAGGAAATTGGATGGATTGCTATTTATATGCTTCTCTTGGATTAGAGAATACTGATTGTTTGCCCACCGCCAACATGGCAAGAAATTTTGGATATGAAGGCAAATATTGTTTAATATTTCAAAAAGCTGTAAGTTCTTGGTGGTATGGAAAACCACACGAATGCAGAAATTTGTTTATTTCTATATTAAGCGATTATTACGGAGAATTAAATCCTAATTACAAAGCAATTTTACAAAATAATTTATCTAAATTAGGAATAGGAAGTTTAAATCTAGAGAATATTAGCAATGATTGTCTAGACTTTGAAAAAGAATATTTAAATGCTTGTGTTATTCCTAGTGATATAAATGAAAATCTGCATATTTTGCATGAATTAGCAAAACAATGCAAGCATGTTACTGAATTTGGTGTTCGAACAGGAGTTAGTACAAGAGCGTTTCTGAACACTGATGTCACATTAAGATCTTACGATCTTGATTTATGCCCAATGGTCAGCGTTCTTTTTGAAAATGCTAAAAAATTAAATAAAGATGTTTCTTACGCCAAAGCAAATGATTTAGAAATAGAAATAGAAGAAACAGACTTGCTTTTTATCGATACGTGGCACTCTTACAACCAAGTAAAAGAAGAGTTGAAAAAACATGCATGTAAAGTGAAAAAATACATTGTTTTTCATGACACTCACACATATGGAACAAAGGGAGAAGACGACAATATTGGCCTTCTTCCTGCTTTAATAGAGTTTATGATAAATAATCCAGAATGGAAGTTTCATACCCACAAAACAAATAATAACGGAATGACAGTAATAGAAAAAAGTTAAAAAATGAAAAAAGTTGTAGATTTCTTTCCATATTTCGATCCAACTGGGCGTGAGATATTAGAATTAAGAGTTAATTCGCTCAAAGATCATGTTGATGAGTTTTTAATTTGTGAATCAAACAAGACACAAAGCGGAATACCCATCGAATACGAGTTAAGAAAAACAATAAAAGAATGCAACCTACCAGAAGATAAAATAAAAATAATAGAACTAAAAATTCCGGAAGATAAAGATTTAGATATACAAAAAATCGATAAATTTAATTGTTACGAAAATAATAGTGTGAATTCGAACTCTGTGATGGCTCGAACAAGAGAAAGAATGCAAAAAGATGCAATTTTATCGGTATTAGATGATTATGACAATAATACTGTTTTTATTCATAGCGACATGGATGAAATTGTAAAAACAGAAGCAATCACTTGCATCTGCCAGATGGTGAAATTGAACCAACAAATCATAATTAAAATTCCATTAGTTCATCTTGAAGGTAGGGCAGACCTTAGAGTCCACCAAAAAAATAGTGATAATCCAAAACCATGGGACGGTGGAATGTTTTTCTGTACTAAAGCACAATTGAAGAGAGCTACACCATCACAAATAAGATCTAATGTTTATAATCCCTTTCAAATTTCTTGTTTAACACAAGATGGCAATAAGATAGAAGATCTTGGTTGGCATTTTTCTTGGATGGGACCAGCAGAAAAAAGATTAAAAAAATGCGAATCATTTACACATTATGACGATTCTTTTTCTTTTCTAATAACAGAAAAATATGGAAATAAAAATACAAAAAATTTCTTAAAAGAAATGGAAGTAAAAGAAGGGCAAATTCCACCATCTGGGGACAAAAATATGGTACTTAGAAAATACCCAGTGGAGAATCTGCCTAAAGAAATTTTCAATTTACCTAGAGTAAAAGAATACCTTCTTCCGAATTCATAATTCGATGAATGATGGCAAGCACGAGCTTATAACTTTCATAAACTCATTAGAACCATTTTCGCTAAAAGCGATCTCGCTTCTACCTCTGAATTTACGCAGTTCACAATCACATTCTAAAGATGTGAAATAATCAACAACAATATTACTACCTTGCTCTCCGAATTTCTGCGTTTTTAAGTAGCATCTATTTTTTTCTTTTCTTCCTCCATCAACAAACCATACCATCCATGCTTGATCTGTGAGTGTGTCTAATATTTCTCTAGTTATTGTTTTTACACCCTTTTTATAAAAAATATCATGCATATCATTGAATACAGTATAAGCAACACTGTAAGCTCTGTACGTTGTGACATCTTTTTTTATTGTGTTATCATCCATTTTGAACAAATTTGATAAAAAATCTACTTTGTATTTTAACCACTCTTTATTTTTATCTCTCATAGCTAAATAACAATTTTTACCTTTTACAGGCATAATTATAGATGAACCACCAAGAATGGTTCCATACAAAATTTGTCTTTGTCTGTCTGTTATCTGTGGGCTAGTCTGGTATGTCATTTATCTCCATTTAACAATATATATGCGTTTAAAATATATTGTTAAATGTATATATAATTATATCAGGAAAACATCCTGACATGCTTTTTAAATTTGAGGAGTAAAAAATGGCAGCAACTACAACTCAGGGCACCGGCCCAGGATCCGCTACTTTATCAAAACCTCTCATCGTCAACGGTGAAGTTAAAAATACTAATTTAGCACCAAAATGTATCGAAAATTCAAATATTGACAACAAACCTGTTTTAGTAACAAGTTCAACTGTCACAGTGACACCAGCTATTCATGCCGGTAAAACTGTAGTTTTAAGTCGTGCAGCAGGCATCACTGTTACATTGCCCGCAGCTCATGGAACCGGATACAAATATTCTTTCATTCTAGGAGCGACCGTTAGCAGCAACACCACTGTTATCAAGGTGGCTAATGGACTCGACGCAATGGTTGGTCGTGCTATAGCTTGTGCAGACGGTGGAAACACAGTAAATGGTTGGGAAGTAGCAAGTGGTAACGACACAATCACTTTGAATGGAACTACAACTGGCGGATATGCTGGCGATACCGTTGAAATCGTAGACATTGCAGAAAATCTTTACGCTGTAAATGCTTACTTGAATCAGACATCTACTGAGGCTACACCTTTTAGCTCAACAGTTTCTTGATTTTAAAAAATGTAAAAGCCCTAGACACCATAAATGTCTAGGGCTTTTTTTATTTATTTTTAAAGAACTTCATGTTCTTATCGGCCCATTCTATGGCCATATGCATTCCCCTTGCAAGCAACCCAACAAGCTGTGTCGGGTTTCCAGATCCTTCAATTGATATATTATCTCGATCATTGTTTTCTGTCCAAACAAAAGAAAACACTAAATTTCTCCGCTTCTTTAGCTCGTCTACCATTTGATGAATTGTAACCAATGAAAGATCAGGAATGCCTAATTCTTGATAGTTTTTCTTATTTTCATATTCTTGAGATAAAGTAATCAAATATAACCCATCAAATAATATTTTTAAAATATCCTTTGTTTTAGAGCCAGATATAGTTAAATTATAAAAATTAGTTTCATATTCTTTTAATGATACATCATAGTTATATGTTTTTCTTAAAAAGTCTATTATAGACTCTATTTCCTTGTGTACTTTGCTGTCTAGTACCTCGTAATAAACAAAATAAGGTCCATCCTTTGATTGTATGACCCTAACGCCTTCTAGCTTGTTGAATATACTCATAAAATTTTCAAAATTCATAAACCTCCTTGATTCATTTGGTTATTCCTGATTGATTTAGCACCTTATAGAATTTTATTATGTGTTTGCACAACATGGGATCATTATTAGGATTAACAGACGGCCTGTTTCCTATAGATAAATACGGAGCTCTTTTGCTTCCATATAGCGATTTATCTAAATGGTCGGAATAATTTCCTCTCCATAAAAAATCTTTACAATTACATCTCACCAACACTTCGTTTGATGAGTCTATTTTTTTGATCGTATGGGTCTTTCCATTTTTATCAAAAATATCAACGGAATTTACTTCTTTACTATCAAGATATTTTACGTTTTTAAATACTATTATAGGATGATATTCTTTACCGTTTTCTGTGTTTTGAGCCAGAGCTTTTATGTATAAAGTCTTTACTCCCAAATAAGGAATCCATTCCAAAGAAACTATTTTTATAGGATCTATTGCGTGTTGTCTTTTTGTGGTTTTAGGAAAAGCACGTACAGTACTATTATACAAATCTTGCATCGTGCTTTCTTTTAGAAACCATTTATAAAATTCCATGATATATTTACCATCTGAACATTTAAAAAAATAACTATATTAATTAGGAGAATTCATGAGTGAAGAAGAAATCATAAAAAAGAAATTTGAAGTAAAAATGCGGCCCACACCTGGTGGTGGGATAGAAAAAACTATATTTATAGACGACGAGCTTCTTGATTGGCAGGTCGATATAGACTCTCTTATGGATGCTATGAAAATGGGACCTCAATACATGAGAGAAATACAAAGAGACATAGAAAGACACTTTGTAGAATCAGTTTCGGACTTCATTGGAAGAAAAGTAACAGCACAAGAAATCAAAACAGCAATAAAAACCGGATATATTTGAAATTATATCGCAGTGATCATAATTATGTCCTTTGGCGAAGGAGGTGAATTTCTGCTGAAGGGTTTATGATCCTGCGATATTTTTCATAATTGTGGCAGAGTATATGTAATTGTTCTTTCCGGTATGGAGATAGGCTTTCTTTTCGCTGGGGTTGTCAGCGTTGTCTTGATTTGCGATAATGTATTATTCCTTAGATTTACTAAAAATATGCCCGTTTGTCCTGCGGATATGGTTTGAGCATATATTTTTATAAGAATCCTGCTAATAGAGTTCTTCAACGATGTGGCCGGAACGTACAAACTACATTGTTGTGGGCTTACAATAGAAGAAGATACAATTTTGCCTGAGGCGTAATTCCCACTTGATATAGTTTTAATTACACTAGTTCCATTTGATTCTACTTCTAGTATTTCAAACCAAAAACGAATATTGTGCCCCGTTGATTCGCTGCAAAACAAAGACAACAGCCAATCTCCGTTAGTAATAGAAACTATGCGTGGGTCATCCGTGGCGGTTAAAAAAGAACCAACAAGAGTTGGTGTAGAAGAGTTTGTAGAAGTAGTTATAGTAGTTTTACTTGATAAATTTGGTTTAAATAACAATTTACCTACAACAGGACTTGTTGCGGTAGAACCATCTAGGTAAAAATTCAAATCACCTTTCAATCTCTCTGTATGAATACCAAATAAAGAGATGCATACTTTCCTAGTATTAGGATCAAAACTGTTTATTCTCCAATTAGAATTTTCCAATAAAAGCTTTCTCGGATATGCTGTTTCTATTATTTTGTAAGTATTTCGAAGAATTCCATTTTTTGCCTCAATATTTGAAATTCCATTCTTTACCCCAATAGGAACTTTTTCTCCAGTCGCAACCAATATCACAAATTCATTATCTGGAATACTGGGGAGCATCGATAACAAAGTCTCTTTAGCCAATTTGTTGGTTGCTAAACATGCTCTTTTTGGAATGGTAATGTACATTGTTGGAATTGATCTTTCTTTTTTTTTCCCAAAATTATATACTGTTCGCATGAGAAAAAGATACGAGGATAGGATTTTAGTGCCCATAGAAGGGGCCACTTTAATACTATTCACAAATGCGAAACTAAGAATAGCAAACGGATATGACAGAATTGTCTTCCAAAAAAAGCCTTTTTTGGAAATTTCAAGAAAAAACATATGTGCCGACAATATCTCCATTCCGCATTTGCAAAAATGGAGAGAAAATAGCCTCGAATCTGGATGGATAGAATATCGCAGCAAAGACTACTGCAAAATTAAAATAATCTACGACAAACAAAAACAAAAATTCTATTGTTCTATTTTCGATCTGCATTCAAAAGAAAAACCGTCCTTAATAGAAAAACTGACTCGAAAAGGAGAATTAACATGAAATACTTGAGCATAGACATTGAAACTTCCGGCTTGGATATAGACAAATGCGACATCATTCAGTTTGCCGCTGTAATCGATGATCTAGATAACCCACAACCTTTGAAAGAGCTGCCCAAGCTCAACGTATACTTTTTGAAAAACTTTTATCGTGGCGAACCAATCGCTCTTTCTATGCATTCTAAGATATTTGAAAAAATAGCAAATGCTAAAAAGAATGAAATCGAATACGATGAAGTCGAAGAAGCGTATTATATAGAAATCAAATACCTTACATCTTTGCTAAGAAACTTCTTGACTAAAAATGGAATATCCGAGGATTATCAGACTGGATCTATAGTCGTCAATGTCGCTGGAAAGAATGTTTCTGGATTTGATATTCCATTTCTAAATGCCAAAATCAAAGACTGGGATCACATTTACTTCAGAACAAGAACAATGGATCCAGCTATTTTGTACTTTGATCCCCAGAAAGATAAAGAAATGCCCAATATGGCAACATGCATGAATAGAGCTAGAATAGAAGGAAAAGTATCACACACAGCCCTAGAAGACGCTTTGACAGTAATTGAATTAATTCGCAACAAATTTTAGGCGTACTTTAGATACAAATCTTCATACTCAGGATGATCTTTAAGTTCTTTTTCTAATCTAGAGATTTCACTTAAAGAAAAAGAGCCTTCACTGTTCATCCAGCTTCCTGCGGTCATATGCGAAGTACAATCCTTGCTAAAGTATTCTACGTCGTATTTTGAGTCCAATATTTTAGGCAATATAAATGAGCCAATATCTAAACTCATAGAATCAAATTTATCTTCTTTTTTAATATTGTGGTCAGGCTTAAGCATCTTTTTATCTTTCCAGTATTCAATGAGCTTTTTATAAGAAGTTAAATTGTCTACTTGGTAATTCAAATCTACATGATACCCTACCCAATCAGCCCCTAACTTCTTCATTATATTTTTACTACATAATAAAAAGTTAGTATTAGTGAAATGCGGAAACACTATTCGTTTGTCAACCTTAAATAGTGACCATTCACTCAAAGCGTCTTGAGATTTCATTACAGAGTTTTTATTCAAAAAGAATGAAGACGCTTCTTTATTCCATTTTTTATCTAAAATCATAACATCGTCGTGCATTAAAAGATAATATTCTGTATGAACCCAAGCCAGACATTGCTCTATCATTTGGGCGTGACCAAGTCTGCTCCATGTTCTTGAAAGCGTTATTGGCATCATTTTGCCAAACCAAGTCATTTTTCTTAATTCTTCAATAAATTTTTGCTTATTATCTTGCAGCTCCGTGCCACCTGTTCTTTCGTCAGGACCGTTAATGCCTACGATAATATGTTCTAATATTTCTGGGGATGATCTCAGCAACAAAGAAAAAACGCAAAGCATAAAGTTTGACATATCGCAGCTATAAGTGGGTATAATGGCCGTGATTTTATTAGGTATATTTGTTATTTTCTCGCATTCATATTCATTCAATAGCGTCTTATTGGATGTTTCTATATTTTCCCATTTTTCTATTGGATCGAATTGTTGTTCGTACACATCCCAATAATCTTCCCAAGAACCCAATAAGTGGCAGTCCCACATCCAATCCAAAAAAGACGTCCAATGTAAATAATTTTCACTTTCCGCTTCGGAATGTGCAAGTTTAAAATCATATCCCATATTTTTTATTTGCTGAAGTATATTGTTTTCTCCAGATTCAAATTCATGGGCAGGACTATCAAGGTAGGAATAAGGAAATACTATTTTTTTAGAAACTTCCTTTTTTATAGCGTACGCAACAGTTCTAATGTGATCTTTTTTGTTGCCAATTGACCTGGGCTCGTAGCATTGTGCAACTAGTCCAACTCTAGGATCTTGTATTTTTTCAACAAATGGTTTTAAAAAAGATCGTCTCATTGGAAGCATATCGTCTGTGAACCAGAACAACTTTTCCCAATTTAAATATTTGCAAGCCAATATCAATGCCGCTAAATCTCTAGCTTTTGAGTTCTCAAAAGGAAAATAATAATCTGGGTTATGACTCAGAATATTATTTCTTTCAATTTGTAGATTTGTATGTTTTTTGTCTATAGAATGAAAAACAACAATTTTAGCTCCAAATTTATCCGCATTGTTCCAAGCTCTTAGCCATTTGGCTATAAACTCTTTTCTTTTGTGTGTAACCACACACACTAAATTATCGAAATTTATATCTTGTACATCTTCAATAGATTTTATTATTTTTGTCATAATTTAATATAATTTACTAATTTTTGATTCAAAAACAACCCTCGATCAAAGTGTTCTTTAAAAAGATTATCTTTTAAAATACAAAAAGTATTATTCTTTCTAATTGCTTGAGCTAAAGAATGACCTCCAGACATAAGACAAACAAATTTATTACAAGATTTTATTACATCACAATATTCAAATATTGAGTTAACTGTGATTGTCTCGTATTTGTTTGTGGAGAAGTCTTCATCAGATGAGTAGGATATTTTGTTATTCTTTAAAAATAATATCTTATCATCGGGAAATTCTTTTTCTAAAATACAATTTAATATCTCTTTATTGTAATCTGATCGGACAGTATAAGCCGTGGCGTCAAACACTAGAAAATTACTGTATTCTGATATTGTTTTTGGACTGTAAAATATCTCCGGCCCAATATTAGAGGGTATAAAGCCATGAGCTTTTTCTATGTTGTTAATACTGTTGTGTGTTGGCTGCCAAATTTTAACTGCTCTTTCTTGTGTTCTTAAGCAAGACATTCCAGCGTTGGGCTCCATGTCAGAAAACCCACAAACATAAGGATTGGTTTCCCACACCAACTCTTTTATTTCTTCGTTTCTGAATTTACACTTATTGCTTATGAATACTTTTTTGCCCAGAGAATTATAAAGTTTAGGCAAGGTACTATGTTGTAGATGATCACCAAGACCGATATATTTTTGATATATACAAATATATTTTGGTAGAATTGTATTAACAATCTTGCGAATCATTATACAATTCTACCAAAATTTCTTTTTCATTTCAACCAGTTTAAAAAACTGGATTTTTCTTTATACCCTTTATTCCTTTTTAATACTTCTTCGTCTTTATCGATCAGCATATAATCTGGAATAGTTTTTACATTGAATTTCTTAGCAAGCTCTGGGTTTTCGTCTATATCGACCTTCAAAACAATGTAGTTATCCATTTTGTTGACAACGTCAGGATCCTTAAACAAGGATTGCATTTTACTGCAGTAACCACACCAAGATGCTCCAAAATACAAGAAAATTTTCTTTTCAGTAGATTTAGATATAGTGGTAGCATCTATATAACTCGTCACTTCCTTGGACAACGCATTTTGCCCTAAAAACATCAAATAATATAAAAACAGTGATAAACACACATTTTTCATTAACACCTCCTTGGTTAATGTGTACATAATATATATTCAATTCGATATATATATTCATAATGTACCTTTAGGCGATGCTAAACATGAACGTAAATATGAATTTTTCAAAATGGTTGCTAGAATACGCAAATTATGGTTTTGAAAAAGACAGCACAAAAAATAAAACCACTAAAAACATGCAAGGGAATGACAACGATTCTCTTCCTTGGACAATGTTTGGCGTAGAAGAATTTTTCGAAGAATTGAAAGGTTTAGTCGAAGCAGACAATAAAAGAACAAGCAAAGTTTGGCATGAAGAATTAGGCTGGGAGGATAACGGAAGTATTGTAGAAGTTAATATAAACCCATTTGGCAGTTTAAGAATAACAACCAGAAAACAAATAAAAGATTTAAAAGGTGAAACTACAAGAATATGCAAGCACGTTTTCGATATAGATGACTACCATACAAATCAAGAAAAAATATTGGCTCATCACATATATGAAAAAGTAGAAGAATTCAATAAAGAAAACGCAGACTTCGCATCTGCTAACTACACCGGATTAAAAAAACTAGCAAGAGATTTATTCACAGCAGTTCGAGCCAAATATCCAGATTACATTATGTTTCCAGTAAAAATGATGGAAATGAATAGTGATTATTACAAAATGGTATTTGAATTCAGAGGATCAGGACAAGGAGTACCAGGCAGTTCTATAGCAATGCAATTCGATATAGATTTAGCATACGATAGAGAAAAAGGACTAATTAAATGCTGGGGCTATGATATTGACAGCCCAGTATTAAAGAGACAATTGAATATACAGCCAAGCGAATGGAATGAATATTTCTCTCCACAAGAACAATCTAGAAAAATCATAGGAATGATAGTAACAACATTTATGACTTATTAATTCAAAACTTTATTTCTTTTTTAATCCTAATTGTTCATCACTATCATTCCAAACTATTTCATAGTCTTGAAGATTTAACTTTTGGCGAATTACTCCTTTTTTACTCGCTTTAGTTAATAACGCTATTAGTCTTTTGTATTTTTCTTCTCCTTTATTTGTAAAGGCAAAAACTATTTCTTGGTTATGCAAATAACTTGGCGGCTGTGTCGGTCCCAAATAACCTTCTTCTACTTCAAAATATTCTTCATCACTTAGCTTGCTGTAATCTAGACTATTATTGTTCATTAATCCGCTTCTATCTCTGTGAATGTAGCGATATACTATGTTTTTTTCTTCTAAATATTCTTTGAATTTTTTCATAAACTGTTAGCTTTTAATTCTTAAAATTATTTCTACGCAATATATATTAAGCCAACAGTAATAAAAGTAGTAACAGGAAAGAGATAATATGGATTTTAAACTATGGCTTTTAGAGTTTGAAGGCAAAGATATTAAATACTATCAAAACATATTGCTGTCTAAATTGGATTTAGATAAAGACAAAGGACTGTCCCAAAGTTTAAATGTATGGGAATCAGGCAAGCTATTGTCAAAAATACAAGATATCGGAGAATTTAAAAATCTTTCTAGCGATCTGCAAAAAGAAATTATAGATCAAATAAATAGTAAAACTGGTACCTTGAACGACCTAGCTGTTATGATGTCCAAGGCAGAGTAGTCAATTACATAAAATAATTTATTAAACAAACACATATATATTAGTATGCAAAATTTTAAAGAATGGCTAAGCAATCGTGATCCTGAGATGTTGAATGAGATTAAAAAACCATTCAAAAATTTCAACAAAGAAAAAAACCATCCAGAAGGTGGACTCAAACCATCCTACGCCAAAAAACTAGGCATTCACGCAGGTATTGAAACTAAGCGCGAAGCCGAAAAAAAAGGCGGCGTTAGTAAAATGTCCGATAAAACAAAGGCAAGAAGGAAATCATTCTGTGCTAGAATGTGCAAAGCAGGAACAGCCAAAAGCAGAAATGATCCCGAAAGCAAACAAAGAGCAGCTTTAAGAGTGTGGAAGTGTAGATGCTAAAAATTTTAAAACAAGCGACCCGCTTTTAGTGCGTAAGCCCAATCCCTTTTAAGGGGAAACGCCATCAAAAAGCTTGTTTACATAAAACATATAGTCTTTCTGACCCGATGAATATCCTTGGTAAAATCCTAGTAAATATCCTGCTCCAAAGTATATTAAGGACAGCGTAATCAAAAGAACGTAAGATGGCGTTTTAAAAAAATTCATTATTTATCTCCGTAGCAGCAGGTAAATTTTCTATATATTGTTTGATTTTATTGGTGTCTCCAACAATTCTAAGTATTCTTTCTTCTGCGTCTTTATATATTTTTTTCTTCAACAGCTCTTTGTTTTTTACTTTTAGATTATTTTCTTTAAGAAATTTTTCAAAACCACAAAGAAATATCCATATCCAGTAAGCGTTTTTATTTAACCTGTTAGAAGCAAGTGAATAATATTCCTTCCATGATATCTTGCTTTTTCTAAAAAGAATAGAATATCTCTCTTCCATCAAAGATATTTGATGAATGTAGAATTCAGGCTCGTATTCTGGAGATTGTATCATAGTTCGCACATCTTAGCAAAAAAGCTTCTGATGTCCAAAAAAATTATAGAAAAATAATAGATACTTTAAATTATCTTAAGAGAATTGATATTATTGTGTTTAGTTTCAAAATATGGCTAGAAAATCATGTGCGGGATAATCCAGATCCTTTTGTTGTTTTGGATTTGCCTAAATCGGCTTCCCAAAAAGAAGTCGAACAACAATACAAAAAATTAAGTATGCTTTACCAAAGACGTATTCCAACTATGTCTGCGATTAATAAAGCTTATGAAAAAATAAATCAAGGATTAACTCACAAAACATCTCCAGAAACTCCAGAAACTATCCCAGTTGCTAATAGATTTAACAACAACAATAATTATTCTATTCTTGATGCTCGTTCTAAAATGATTGATTATACACCTGGTCAAAAAAAAGCATTACTAGAAATTCAAAAAATTATTGATGGCAGTGAATCTGCGGTATCTTCTATTGCAAAACATTACCTACTAGCCGGATATGCAGGTACCGGCAAAACAACCCTTGCTGAAAATATAGTCAGATATAGTATGTCTAAAGGAATGAAAGTTCGTGTCATAGCACCCACAAACAAAGCAGCAATGATTCTTAGCGAAAAACTAAGAGAATCAGGTGTAAATCTTAATCCTGACTCGATCAGTACTATCCACAAAACAATATACGGAACCCCAGCATCATATTACAAAGACCGTCTTAACTGGGAGTTATCCTCTGGTCATGTTATTAATGATACTGTATTTATCATAGATGAGTCATCTATGATAAACAAAACTACTATGAACGATTTATTAGAACTAACTAAATTTCATCATAATGTTTTGATTTTTATGGGGGATAGCTATCAACTACAACCAGTAGGACAAGATGCCGGATTGTTTCACGGAAATGTTTCTCAAATAGGGAGCAACAAAAGCGAACTGAAAGAAGTCAAACGACAAGCATTAGATAGCAATGTTTTAAAAATAGCGACTCTGGTTAGAGGTGACGCCAAACCCTACATACCATCAGAATCTATAGAAAATTTTAAGGTTTGCGAAACAAAAAAAGAATTTTTAGACAATTACAAAGAATCATTAAAAAACAATGAAGATGTAATTATGATTGTCGCTACTAATAAAGAAAGAATGTTGATGAATTCGTTTGCCAGAGAAGTAAGGTTTGGCGACAATAAAACAATCTTAAACTCCAAAGAATCATTAATATCCTTGGCTAATTCTGAACATTTAAAAAACGGCGAAGTATTTACAATAGAAAATTTTAATATTCAAGAAGATATAAATATCGAAGAAATATCATCTAAAATTTATCTAGGTTCAGCAAAAATTCCTAAAAGTGGTTCGTGCTCAGGAGGTTCTTGTCCACTAGTTTTTATTCCCGACTTTGAAAAACCTGCATTTCCTCACCAATTTTTAATCGATGAATTAAAAAAAGAAATGTGGAAAGGAAACGGAAAATCTATTTTGTTAGAAAAATTAAAATCTAACAATATGATAGAAAATTCCGATGCTGGAAAAATAAAAATCAATAAGGATACCGTGATCGCAACCTACGGCTATGCAGTCACAGCACATAAATCACAAGGATCACAATGGAAAAAAGTTTTCATTTACCAAAACTTCATGTCAGATACATGGGATAATACAAGATGGTATTACACAGCTATTACTAGAAGCACAAAAGATGTTATCGTACTTAACTCAGGAAACAATATTCTTATTAGTCAAGAAGAAATAAATCAAAAAATACAAAATATTACCATTTGATCAAAGAAAGAGAAATGAAATGAGGTCTTTTAGCGAATTTCTGAAGCAGAAAAATGAGTTATTTGACTTGGCCAGCCTTCGGGATGCCGCTAAGAAAGCAACTCCAGTACAAGATGATAGTAGACCTTAATGCTCTTCGTGGAAAATTTGCTCACTAGGTATTTTTCAAGGACTAAACAATGCCTTACTGTTTCATATTTTATAGAATCATTAGATTTGAACTTTTCTAAATCATTAACTAATATCATTCAAACTCCTTCAATTCGACTTCATGACCCTGTTCTTTTAATATCTTCATTCTCTTTTTAGAATGTTTTTGCAAATAGTCGTTTATTTCAAACATAAAGTCGTAATAATTTAAAATTTCTTTGTCATCTGCTGTTCTCAGCCCTCTTCCCATCCTCTGTACGATTTGATGGTCTGCTTGACCTCCTGCTGCGTTTATAAGATTGTGAATAAAAACATTTATGCCCGTGTTGAAGATCTGTTGAGTAGCTATGGCAACGCACTTTTCTGATTTCTGCAATTCATTTATAACACTTTTTCTTGTTTTAGAATCATCTTTTCCCTGAACCCAAAGGCTATCTGGAAGAAGACCATGCAAAGAATCCCCATGAGCTATTCTGTCAACCAGAATCAATGTTCTTCCAGTTTGCTGTTTAGCTAATTTAACAACCATTTTGTGGAAGTACAAAGACTCAGCTATTCCTCTTGTGACTGCATCTAAATAGATATCATGTGGAATCTGAGGCTCTCTTACAGGATAAAATATACATTTAGATTTCGAAAGAATGCCACGGTTTTGTAGTTCTGCCGTAGTCAATATGCCAGTTTCTGCTGATTTGACTTTCAAAATTGGACCAAAATAACCTCTTACACTAAACTTCTGCACATTATCTTTCCCGCCAAATTTAAAAGGGGTCGCACTAACAGCAACCCGAACATCAGCTTCTTTCAACTTCCTGTACACTGCTTTTGGCAAAGCACTCATCATATCGTGGATTTCGTCCACAATAAGAACTTTTATTTTAGGTAGTAGTTTTTCAACTTTAGCAATCGATTGTACGCTGGCCACAGTGATCACATTAGGCTTTACCGACCCTCCCCAGACATTTCCAACATTTGGAAATCCCATTTTAATCAATTCGTCGTAATTTTGTTGGGCAAGACTTAGCCTATTTTGTAGCAGCAATATAGGCGTATTAGGAGCAAGGGTCTTTATAATTCCCAACATTATCAATGATTTGCCAGCAGATGTAGGAGCAAATATAATTCCTCTTCTGTGCTTGATCACCTGATTGATCAACTCTACCTGATAGTCTCTTAAAATCAGTGATTCATCATTTAAAAAATTCTCACCTATGGAGCTAACATCAAATTTTGTCGGAATTCGAGAGTCTTCTACTGTGTATTGTGCGTTATTGTGTTTTAAGACGGCACTTACTTCTGGAAGTAGGCCTGTTAAGAATTTTCCTTTTTCTATATCAAAAAAATTTATAAATCCGTCCCATTTTTTCATCTTATAGGCACGGTTATGGAAATAATTCTTATCTCTGAATCTGAGTCTATCCCATAGATCTTTTTTTACAGCGTTGTTATTTGACAAAAAATACGAATAATCGTTAGTTATCTTTAGTATGTTCATTTTTTAGCTCATATGGAAATAGTTTTTTAAATAGGTCTATAACCTCTTCATTTATACATTCTTTATAAAGAATAGGATCAAAATTCATTTTAGAATAATCTTCTTTTGACAATATAGACTTCATATACGGGGATATTACTAGATAATACAGGCTTATATTACCAAAATTTATCCAATTGAGCAAGCTAGATTTAAGCTTTTTATAATCCTCTATAGTCGGATTTGAGCCAATATTTTTTTCAATAAATGTTTTTGTTTTCGAAATCTCATTTATTGCCTTTACAGCTCCTAATCTATTGTATTTCATAGGATTAGCGGCTGGTGCTTTGATTTTTGAATCAAATCTTTTTTTCCATAATTTCCATCTTTTCCAAGCTTTGTCTCCAACCAAGCACATTGGATCAATTAAAATCAAAGGGTTGTTTTTCAATTGATATCTTAAAATTTCTAATTGTGCTTGAATATAAATCTTATATTCGCTTTCGGGGATCAGGCCTTTTGTTTCTCTTTGAAGTTTATAGCATATTTTGAATATTAGAGATTTTCTAGGATCTCCAGCCTTTAATTTCGTATGTTTGTAGTTTGGAAAGTATTTTTCACATAAAGCTACCCAAATCTCAGATAGCTGAAAAGCGGATGCTTCTGATTCGTCTAGTTTGTATTTTTCTATAGTAGTCATAGGTTTTCTTCGTTTTGCCAATTGTACGCTCCTTGTCTTGAATATCAAAATATCTATTTAAAGAAAGAAAAAATTTGACTTTTGATCAGGATTTAGTATATTGATATTGGACACCGAAAGGTGCTTATCTCGTTAAACTATATTAAACACTGAGTTGGACGCTCTCTCGTCCTTTGAATTGATGAAGGGCTGTACTCCCTGGATTGAATTCAAATGAAAAAAACTTTGGAGAGCCTGGACACGGGTTGAACCTTCGTATCATTACGATCAATGCTTTACAAGCGGCATTCGATCTCCAAATCAATGAAAGTTATATTCAGAACACTAGATTACGGTTTTCACTTGTCACGAGGAAGTGAAGTGTCTGGGTTTAAGACATTGAATAAGTACACTGATTCTACAGTTAAGATTCTAGACATGGTTCAGGTTATTAGAATAACATCTAATAATTGAAATAAACAATTGAATTATTTTCAATTGTTTTTTCTATGAAACATATACAGAACCATTCTGCTTGGTGGAATATGTTATAATTTATGATTGTACAATCATACTTTTTTTCAAGAACTTGCAAAAAACTGATTATTTTGTATACTGATGTCAGGTAGAAAATAAAAAAAAGAATTAGTTTTTTATGAATCAAGAAGCAATTGATCTTTTTTCAAGCATAAGCAATCAAAGCGTCTTTGTGCTTTTTAATCCTGCCGTTTTTGATTTTACAGATAAAAATTCTCAAAAAGAGATTCAAATTTATCTTCAAGACGGAAGAAACGTAAACATTGCGTTAACTGAGCAAAACACTCCGTTTATAGCATCGATTTTGAAACTATCGATATTTTCTAAAGGAATGAAGATCCTTGTTTGGGATTGGAAAAATATAGCCACCTACATTCTGGCCAAAACCAATAAAAATTACATTGTTGATGGGGTTATTATTGATTTAAAGATCTTAGAATCATATGTTGGTCGTAAACTAAAACCTCCAAAAAGCTTAAATGAAGCCCTAATTCGACTAAAAGATCTGGTTTCTAGCGGATTATGGAAAGAAATAGAACCTATTTATAAGAATCTACATCTTCCACTTAGCACTTTTACAATACCTAGATTAGAAACAACGGCCCTAATAGACGTTTTAACGGGCAAGAAGGTTTATGCTCACTATGAGATAGATGGACAGGAGAACGGCCGTCTACGGTGCTCACAGGAGTTTAATGAGGGTTTTGTACCTCACGCCATGCGTCCTCTGGTTAAAGAAAATTTAAAACCAAGGAGTTTTGAAGAATTATTCTTGGTTTTTGATTTTAGAGCCATGGAGGTTTTTATGCTTTCTTGGCTAAGTCAAGATCCGCTTTTAAAAGAGCTAACAGAGCAGCCAGACATCTACTTCTCGCTATACAGCAAACTCATTGGATCTGAGCCGCAAAAAAAAGATGATAGAGAATTAATTAAAAAAATGTTCTTGCCGGTTATATATGGTCAGTCGTCCTACATGCTAGGACAACGCTGCAACATCCCGAAAGAAGCTGCAGATTCAATTGTAGATCGTATAAATTCCTTATTTCCAACTGCTTTGGCTTGGATCAAAAACCAACAAAAGCAGCTACAGGAATTGGGATATTCCAAAGACATATTTGGAAAACGCCGAACATTCGATGAAGGTAAAGAATATTTAGTTAGAAATTTCTGTATACAATCACCAGCGGCGGTTGTATGTTTAGAAAAATTAAATCAATTATATTTTGCCTTTAAAAATAAAACTGATATCGCTTTTACTGTACATGACGGATATGCTGTTTATGCCAATAAAGAAAATTGGAAAGACATATTCAAGATTGGACAAGAAGTTTTATCCAGTGAAAGTGAACTTTGTCCTAAGTTGCGACTAAAAGTTACATGTCGTGGTGGAAGAAATTTAAATGATCTAAAAACTTTAAACAAAAGATAAAGGAATTTTATATGTTAGATATTTGCAATAATTTTAGAATAAATGAAGAAGAGTTTTCTGAACTAGATAAAAAATTCGGCAAACTTTGTTGGCACGCTTCCCACGAACTAAAAAAGAAAAATTCAAATAACAACTTCACCGATGATGCAGAAGACATAAAGCAAGAACTGCTTATGAGCATGCTAAGAGCAGGAAGCTATTACAAAAGACAAATTTATATTGAAAAGTCTTTAGAAGTAGCAAAAAAATATATCGAAGACGAATTGGTCAAAAACATCGTATACGAATTAGATAATTTGTGGAATAACCGAACAAGACACGGAGCGAATAGACAAAAATTCGGCAAACATCAAGAAAACATGCTGGAACTTATAATCAAAAAGAATGTGCCAACGGACGAACAACCCGACAAACAACAGAACTTGAAAATAGATACTAAATTTGCAACATACTGCAAAGCCATTGTTTGGAATGGACAAAAAAGCATGGGCAAAAAGATAACAAGAGAAAAAAGCATCAGATCAGGTCAGGTAAGCCTTTCAGAATACGATTATCTTCAACGTACTTTGTAGTTGATTCTTTCTGGCGTTTTGTTTATACAAGTAAAAAAAGGAGACGTATTTGAGAGAGCTAACGCCAGAAGAACAAGCACAGCTAGAAGACCTAACAGATCCAGATGTAATTAAACCTAAATTTTCTTGGGATGATACATTTCAAAGAAAATTATTAGGAATGCTTTTGCTTGATCCCCATATGCTTGTACAAGCTATGGACAAAATCAAACCGGAGTATTTTTCTAATGAGGCTCATGTATCGATTTCTAAAATACTACTTGATCACTTTAAAACTCACAAAGCTATCCCCGAGAAGTGGATTCTTGAACAAGAACTTAAGAATGTTCTGAAGGACGCAGAAAAGAGCGTTCAATTACATTATTTGTCTGAACTGAACTGCGTTTACGATTATTACGTTCCGGGTTTAGAAGCAAGAGAATACCTGATTGAAAAAGTCACGTATTTTGCAAAAGTCCAAGCTATAAAAATTGCATTTCATTCGTCTCTGGAAAAGATGCAAGAAGCACCTGAAGATGAAAAGACTTGGAATTTTATTTATGAAAAGCTTCGAGAGGCAATGCTGATAGACCGTTCTTATGAACCTGGTTTAGAATACTTTCTACAACTAGACGAAATGTTCAGAAGAATGGAAGATGTTTTTGTTGGAAAAGAAAGATTTACTAGCGGTTTTGAAAGTATAGACAAAGCCTTGACTGGTGGTGGTCTTTTTGTCGGTCAAATAGCAAGTTGGATCGGTTTGCCAGGAACAGGAAAAAGCTTAGCTCTTGTTAGAGCCGCCGTGCAAAATGTTATTCTTGGTCATAAAGTTTTATATCTAACAATGGAGATGGATGAGCTTGGAATTGCACAGCGATTCACTTCTCAATTAGCAAAAGTAGATATTAATAATCTAAGAGATTCTAGAGAACAAATCGAAAAAACAATCGCAGACTTCGGCAAAGACAAAGAGGATAAAAATCTTTTACATGTAAAGCAATTTCCTGGCGGCGTTATGGACGTTAACGGCATACGAGCGTTCATGGCTCAGCTAGAACTTAGAGGATGGAAGCCTAATCTTCTAATTGTTGATTATGTGGGAGAAATGAAAGATGATCCAACCGTCAAGAAATACGAGTCTGCATATAGAATATTGCGAGACTTAAGAGGATTCGGGGTAGAAAAAGGTCACTGCACATTTACCTGCGTACAGCCAAACGCAACAGCGGCAAAGCTTGAAATAAATCAATATATCGATGAGTCCAACATTGGAACATCTTTTGATCAGTTTAAACCTCTTGATGCTTTTTGGTCTATAAACCAGCAAACCATTGAAAAAGATGCCGAGATAGGTCGAGGATTTGTAATCAAGCATAGAAATGGTAGAAGCAGATTTCCTTTTAAAATCGGCTTTGATTTTTCTCTTGGCACCTTGGATATGTGGGAAATATCAGATGATAATTATCGATCTAAAATGAGCATGATACAAGAAAAGAAAACAAACGAAGTTGTCAGTGTAGATGGCTCCACGAAAAACGAAAAGAAGAAAAGAACATTCAAGCCAAATGCGAGTTTAGAAGGCATTATAAAGCCTATCGATTCAGAAGATTACGAAGCTTGATATTGAGTTGAAAAAATATTTTTTGTATACTTATTCCTAAGGAGACAATTTATGGCTACAGATGCACCTATAGAAAAAGTTAAAGTTAAAGTTGCTGGGGTAGAAATAACTCTAGATCCAGACAACATGAAGTACAACGAGAATAATCTTGGCGAATACATGAACAAAGAGTATGGCTGGATAGATTATCTCGGCAAACAGCTAGAATACGCCCAGAAAGAAGTTCTGATGGCAGATATTGATGCAGAAACTCAATATAGTAAAAAGTTTATGGAAGCTAAGGATGCCGGACAAACAGATAGCTATTCTAAGTCTTTTGCAACTTCTCATGATGATGTTGTTCTTGCCAGAAAGAAAGTTGTTGAGGGCAAGGAAATAGTGGGTCATCTCAAGGCTCATTTGCGAGCTTGGGATAAAAATCACGACAACGTCCAGAATAGAGGTCACAGTTTACGAGCTGAAATGAAGGTTTTGAGTAGAGACGTTTATTCAGAGCAGAATGTTGAATCTATTTTAGGAGAGATTTGATGATAAACCCTTTAAAGATAACAAACTATCGACAAACTGAAGCCGGATTACAAGAATCAATTTTGTTCTGGATATTGGCTGCCGGTAAAAACGGCTTAACGGCAGCCAATTGTTTAGAATCCTTATTAAATTCGTGGAGGAAAAAAACTCCATTTAAAACTATTGTTCACATAAACAATAGTACGAATCTTGCTGAAGAAATGAAGCGTCATGGTATAGGTTGTTACAATCATAAGTCTAAATCCTTTTTGGATCTAATTAGCAAGAATTTAGATTTAAAAACATGTTCGGTTGATGAGCTGGAATCTGTTAGAGGTATAGGTCCAAAAACTGCAAGGTGTTTTTTAATTCACAGCAGAAAAAATCAAAGATACGCAGGAATAGATACTCATCTACTGAAGTTTATGAGGGATATGAATTACGAAACTCCCAAATCTACTCCTAGTGGAAAAAAATATAAAGAATTAGAAGGTTTCTTTTTACGTCTTTGTGATCAGGTTTCTATGAAGCCTGCAGATTTGGATCTTCTTGTGTGGAATGCGTATTCTGGCAACATAGGAGAACCAAGAGACGTATTGAGCCTTTTTGCCTGAAATCGGACAACATGGAAAACAAAATACGTTGGCTTTTACAAAAAGATGTAAAATCTATATTAGAAATACAAAACTCTTGTCCTTATTCTCCTAATTGGAGCAAAAAATATTATATTGACATAGTCAAATCCAAGAAAAATTCTGAAGCCAAGAACATGTTGGTTTCATATGTTTGTGAAGTTGAGAACAATTTGGTTGGATATGTTGTGTATAAGGTTGGTTTGGCTTCAGCGAAGAATGAAGAGTTCTTTGCTGAAAACACGAGTATTATAAGCAAGAGCCCTGTATTTTATGGCAAAATAACTAATTTATGTGTTCATCCTGATTATAGAATGCAAGGAATAGGAAGATCTTTAATAGAATTCGTAATTAAAAAGTTTTCGGATGTTAAAGATTTAACTACTGAAGTGCCGTCTGTTAGGCCTTTTATTTTATTTACATCTTTGAGTGATCGAGATCTTGGTTCACATTTGTTTTATAGTAAGATGGGGTTTTTAGGAAAGAATGTTTCCCGTGATTTGTTTGGAAAAGATCATGATGGATATAGTTTTTACTTGTCGAGGATGTGATGTGGGATGAAAGATTTATACTTTTGGCTAAGCATATAGCTAGCTGGAGTAAGGATCCAAGCACTAAAGTAGCGGCGGTGATATATGATGATAATCACCGTATTATCTCTACAGGCTATAATGGCTACGCAGCGGGCGTATTAGATGTAGGATTAGAAGACAGAGAGAAAAAATACAAAAAAATCATACACGCAGAAATAAATGCGATTATTTTTGCTTATAGAAATTTGTCTGGTTGTACTTTGGCTACATGGCCTTTTATGCCTTGCTCCACATGCTCCTCAGCAATTATACAGTCTGGAATAACTAGGTGTGTTTATCCAAAGGCTAATAAAAGTGATTTGATTAGATGGGGAGATTCTTTCGAACTAGCTAGAGAACAATTCGTCGATGCAGGTGTTGAGATGAAGGAATATGAAATATGAAATATCATATATGATTTAAATATTAATTTCATTAATGAAGTTGAAGTAAGATTTTACAAATAAATTGCTTGTATCTTTAATAGCATATAGGATCATCATGTTGTGCATCTTATCAGGTAGTTTATTTTTTATTACATCTAATGAATAAAGATACGCAGTCCATGGATCGCTTATGATGGTATCTTCCGCTTCTACCCATCTATTTTTTATTATATCTTTAGCATAATGATAGGATAAATATGGATCTGTTTTGATAATATCTTCTAGTTCTTTAATTCTTATTTCTTTGTCTAATATTTTTTGATAAGCTTGTTGTGGTGTCATTTTTTCTCGCTTTGTTGAAGCCTTTTATTATTTCTTCTGTTTTTAGCTCTGTTATACAAGGTTTTTGCACATTATTTGAATCTTTAGTGCAACTTGTGTGGACAAAGCAGGGCCCGCAATCCCAATTTCCTTCATCTCTGTGTTTTTGTACTAAAACAAAGTCGAAATATTTTCCATAAATTTTACCGTCAGTAAATGAAAAAATACCAACCAAAGGACGTTTCAGACCTCCAGCTAAATGAAACGTCGCAGTGTCTACGGAAATAACATAGTCGGACAGACTCACCAAAGCGATCCATTTTTGAGGGCTTATATCTACAAATTGTTCTACTTTTAAAAGATCGTAAATAGCTTGGTTTTGTTTGTCTATAGTGATTGGTACTATATCTTCTTTTCTTAAATATTCTACTATTTCTACTATCTGTTTATCTGTTAAGCTTTTTGCTTTTCCAAAATCAGTGTCTGTAGATTTTGTTGAAAGAACTACTATCTTTTTGTTTTCTGGATTAATTTCATTTAATATTTTTTTACAAATTTCCACCTGCACTGGATCAGGGTTCAAATACATTTCGTGGTTAGTAAGCTCTACCCCACAGTGTTTTGCCCATATATCGCTTCTATGTTTGTTGTTTTTAGATCCGAGTATAGTTTCTGTTTTTGCACACACAGTTGTTATGTCATAGATCACCCCGTAATCAGATTCTTTTACTTGAGACATTTCTTTTACATTATTTAAAAATGGATGATTAAATGCGAATTGTATGAAAGGATAAGGACATGTATAATGTATTTCTAGGTTGGTTTTAGAAAAATCTTCGAACATCATCCTCTGCATCAGTATGTCTCCAAATCCACCTGTTCCTCTTTTTATAAGTACTTTATTTCTTCTTTCGTAAAAGTCTTGCAAAGAAAGATTTTTTTTATTTTTTAAGATTAGTCTTGGTGTCATATGAATAAAATAGCAATACAACAACCTTATTTTTATCCTTATTTAGGATATTTTAAATTAATTCAATCAGTAGATGTATTTGTATCGCTGAATGATGTGCAGTATATTAGAAGAGGCTGGGTCAATAGAAACAAACTCAATAAAGAATTATTTTTAACAGTTCCCATAATAAAAACAAATAGAAATGAGTTAATTAGTAATATTAAAATAGACTACTCTTCTAATTGGCATTATAAGCATTGTAGGACTTTAGAAACAATGTATGGAAAAAAATGTTTTGAACACCCTATTTATTTATTTTATAAGAATATTCCAAAATATGTTTTTATTATAGACTTATTAAAAGATTCTATAAAAAATATTTGTGAATTTTTACAAATAAAAACAAAATTTCTAGATTCGGAAAAAATTAAAATAAATCCTTTGTATAAAAAACAGCAAAGAATAATAGAAATTTGCAATACACTAAATTGTAAATATTATTACAATCTTCCCGGAGGCCAAAATTTATATTGTAAAGAAGACTTTTTGGCAAATAATATAAATTTAGAGTTCATACAAACAGAAGAAATTATCAATCGATTGTCTATATTTGATCTTTGTTTAGGAGAAGGTTTAGAAAAAATATGAATCCTTACACTATAGTGGCAGAATTTGAGAAAATGGTGGCAGAATACGCTGGTAGTAAATATGCTGTCGCAGTAGATAATTGCACAAATGCAATTTTTTTATGTTGTAAGTATCTCGGCGTTAAAGAGGTTACAATTCCTAGCAGAACATACGTTTCAGTTCCTTGTGCTATTATTAATTCTGGTGGGCGAGTGAAGTTTTCAGATTACGAATGGCTGAATAAAGGATATTATAAATTAGATCCATATCCAATTTACGATGCTGCTCAATTTTTTAATCGGGACATGTACATTAAGAATTCATATTTTTGTTTATCTTTTTCGGCCACAAAGACAGTAAACATAGGCAAGGGGGGAATGATATTAACAGATGATGAAAAAGCAGTTAATTGGTTCAAACAAGCAAGGTATTGCGGACGACATGAAGTTCCACTAATGAATGACAATTTTGAAATTATAGGGTGGAATATGTATATGCTACCAGAACAAGCAGCTCGGGGTTGCTTGTTAATGAGTCATGTGAAAGACACTAATCAACAAAAAAATCCAGAATACCCAGATTTATCTAATTATAAAATTTATTCATTCAATAGCTAGACAGTATTTTATTTTATATTGTAGTATATAAAAATATGATATTAGTCTACACTGTTAGTGATTTTAAGCCCCAAGCAGATCAATGCATCAATATGATGGTAGATAGTCTAAAAAAAGATAATTTTGATTTTTGTGTAATAACTAATAAAAAGCCTCCAAGTAATTTTAAACATAATGTTGTTATAGATACTAATAATTTTGATTATGTTGGATTCCTAAAATACTCAGAAAAAATACCAGGAAATTATGATCACTATATTTATTTGGATTCAGATATTTTGTGCTTTGAAAAGCCTTCTAATTTAATTACTAAAAAAATTTTTTCATCTGTACTGGAAGGCAGAGCATTTGGCAACAAATTAAAAAGCAATAGTCATTGGCATAAATATAATTTTTGTTCTTTTGATCAAAAGCAAAAGCTATTGAAATTTCCTGATTTAAATGCTGGGTTTTTTTCATTTAAAAAATCAGAATTAGATTTTATAAAACAAGTGAAAGGGTTTTATGAAAGCCATATAAGTTTGATATCTTATAAAAACGCTATGTTAGAGCAAAGTTCTTTTAATTATGCTATTGCTCAATATTGTAATTTTGATATTAGTAATATTGAAGATTTTAGCAATTTTGTTGTTATGTTTGCAGACGGATCAACAAAATTTTCTAATAAATATATTTATCATTTTTGCGGCTTTACAAATGAAATGAAATCTAAACAAAGGTTGATGAAGAAATTTTTATGTAAAATTTAAATATATATGCGAGCTAATTTATGTAAAGCTCCTGTTTTATTTTCAATTTTATTTATTTTTAATCCACAATAAAATGCAGAAAAAGCAACTAGATAAGACTCATTTCTTAAATTTATATTTTTATTTTTTATTGCAAATTTTTCTAAATAGTCCCAATAATTGAAAAATATTTCTTTTTGAATTTCATCTTTAAATTTAAAAAAATAAAACCATTCGTATGGCATGTAAAGGTTCAATAAATTTTTTTCTGAAAACTTTGTTATATTTTTGAAAAAATTTATATTGTACATTAATTTTTTTTTATCAATAAAATTATCTAATATTTTTGGAACTTTGTAACCGTATGCTGAAAATATATATGGAGAATAAATTCCTTCTTCTGCTATTTTTAATTTTTCACAACACTCTAAAAAATCTTTTTTATTAACACAGGTCACATCTGAATCAATACAGAGAGTTCCTTCGGGATCATATGAGCTTCTTATAATAAATCTCTTACAATTGGTATTGAATACATCTTGTTCTTTTTGGTTTTTATAAAATAAAATTGCATTTTTTGGAAGACTTTTGTGGATCTCTATAGGAACGGGCAAGCTTTTGGCAAGATTCAAAGCTCTTTTTTGAGATTTATTTCCTATTGCTAAAGTACAAATATTCATTATTGTATATATTATTTTGCTTGATAATTCAGTAGAATCTATAAATAAATTACAATATTGATATTATTTCTTTAAAAGATATCTTTCATCATTTGGGTTAGATTCCTATAAAACACAAAATTTAAAGCCTAATTACTTTTAAGTTTGATAAAATTTATATTATTGCTATATTATTTCATGAAACTTTGCATGAGTACAATGTGTATAGACAACGCTTCGATTGAAGATAAAATAAAATCAATCGCACAGGCAGGATTTGACTCTATTGAAATTTGGATCAAAGATTTAAAAAATATACCAGAAATAAAGAGAATCATAAAAGGCGAAGGCATTAGAGTGGCAGAGACAGTCAAGATTGAAGGGTGGTTCGAGCTTGATGGCTCTCTTATGGGGGTTAAAGATGATTGGAGCTCTATATTTGATGAATGTAAAAAAAGAATTGATATTACCAAAGAATTATCATCTAAATACATAGTCGCTTTACCCAGTAGAAGTGACAGAGGCAGATTTTCTTCTATGAGTGATGGTGTAGAAAGATATATTAAAATATTAGAATATGGAAAGACAATAGGCGTTTGTCCGACTTTAGAATTTATTGGTCAATCAAAACAAATAAATAATATTGATTCTGCTTTAAATTTTCTAAATTTAGTTAATGATTCTTATTGCAAGTTGATTGTAGATGTTTTTCATATCTGGAGAAGCGGCGATGAGATTGGATATTCCAAAAAAATTCCAATAGAGTCCATCAGTTTGCTTCATCTACACGACGTAACATCTACCTATCAACGTTCAGAATATAAAGATAGACATAGGGTTATGCCGGGAGATGGTATTTTAAATTTGAAAGAATTTATAGAAATATTCGAAAAAAAAGGTTTTACAGGAGACGTTTCTTTAGGTGTTTATAATCATGATAATTGGGTAAAAGATTCTTACGAAGTTGCAAAAGAAGGATTTTTTAAAATGAAAAAAATAATGACAATGGGGTCTTTGTGATGAAAAGTGCTTGTGTGATAGGATCCAACGGCAAGCTGGGAACAGCGATTTGCAATGTGTTGAGTGATTTTGATTTAAAAATAATAAAACATTATGGCAAATCTGATGTAGATTTTACTAGTGAAGCTGAGGTAATTGAGTTTTCAAAGAATATAAATAATCTAGATTATTTATATTGCACTATGGGCAAAAAAATAGAAGGTTCTTCATTCGATGACATTGAAGTTTTTAAGAAAATAATTGAAATAAATCTATTTTCTGTATTTCTTTGTTGTAAATACTTAATTCCTAAAATGAACTCTGATTCTAGTGTTGTACTGGTTGGAAGTTCTGATGGTTGTTTTGGCAATAAATCTACTATGTACTCAACAGCTAAATCTGCTCTTCATACTTATTCTAAGTGTTTGTCTAAAGAGTTAAAAGAAAAGAAAATTAATGTAAACTGTATAGCTCTCGGCACGCTGTTTGACAAAGAAATAATAGATAGTAGTGCAAAATCAATAGTTAATATTTGCATGTCAAGTCATATAAATGGACAAATTATAAGAGTAGACGGAGGCAATCATACTTTTCCATGTTAGAAAAAAATGGGTTTTTATTAGTTAAAGATTTTTGTACTAATGATGTCAAAAATATAAAAAAAGAAATGGAAGTTTCTTTTGAATTAATTTGTAAAAGAAAATATAAAAATATAGACAAGGATATTATTTGTTTATTCAAAGAAGATAGGTCTAAGTTTTTGGGTTGGGCCAACATGTGTCAGAATTTGTTGTCTGTTCATAGGCTTGCAAATTCAAAAAAAATTGAAAACTTATTGGTTTCTAATGGTTTAAAAATGCCAGTTTTAAACACTAGGCCTCTTCTTTCTTTGAGTTGCAAAAGTATTGCTGAGCACGAATCATATTGGAAGGTCCCAGATCATCAAGATTGGCCTAGCACGAGAGGCAGCCTTAATGGCGTTACAATTTGGCTGCCTTTAATTAGTTTATGCAATAATCTGGGTCCTTTAGAGGTTTTAAAACATAGTCATTTAGACGGATTGTTGAACCACGATAATGATGGCTTGGTACCTGTAATTAGTAGCGAAATATCGTCTGATTTTATATCGAAAAAAATGAAAATTGGAGATATTTTGATTTTTAATTATTTTACAGTGCATAGATCTGGTACTAATTTATATGCTGATAGAATAAGATGGTCTTTGCATTTTAGATACGATGATGCAAAAGAAAAAACTTTTATAGAAAGAAAATATCCTAGATATAAAAAAGATATAAGATTAGATGAAAAATTAGATTATTCTTTTCCTACTAAAGAACAAATAAAAAATGCTATTTTTACTAAAACAAAAACGTCCTAATATAGACTTTTTTATAAAAAAAATAAAGAATAATGAGTATTTTTATTACTGTAAATTAAATCATGCTTTTTTTGAAGCTACTTGTTTGGGTTACGAAATTCCAAAACAAAGATTTGAAACCTTGCATTCTAATATTCTTTCTCAAATAATTGATATAATTAAAAATTTTCCTAAAGATAATAATTTTTTATTTGCTTTTTCTGCAAAACCTTATGAGGGGTTCAAACCGCCATCAGATAAAAAAGTTATAGAATTTTTGTATTCTATTTTACCTAGACACAAATTTTTAGTTTATGATTCTTTGCTTTTTAAAAAATATTGTATTAGTGGCGAGATTGTGAAGTTGTTCGATATAATTAATTTAAAAAAAATGAAAGTTATTTTGTATGGATTGGATCATTTAAAAAATGTCAATAAAAATATTAATTTTTTAAATTTTGAGTTTAGAAAAATTAATATTGATGTCACCAAACAAAAAGAAGCTTTGATTTATGACATAATATCAAAACATGAAAGCAATTCTATTTATTTTTTTCAACTTGGAGAGGCTTTATCAACTTGGGTCATTTATAATATTTACAACAATATCAAAGATTCGTATTTTATAGATCTGGGCAGATCTATAGATTATTTTGTTGATCTTAAAGAAATGAAATTTTCTAAAGAAGATCAAGATATATATCTTGATCTTTCTCAAAATACTTTAAATTTAAATGATCATTTTTCTAATTGTTTTTCAAATAAAAATTGGATGATAAAATGGAATAAAAATTAATTTTTTTGTGATACAATTATATATTGGAAAATTATAAAAATGAAAATTATCTCTTTGCACATTTATCACGATATGTCTTTTTGCATTTACGATTCTGATAAATGTTTTTTTAGATATTTTAAAGCAGAAAGAATATTAAATCAAAAGCATTTCGGTCTAGGAATGCAAGGCAATATCCATATTGATTCAAAAAACACTTTGAATCAATGTTATGTTGAAATTTTTAAAAATATAATCAAAGAATCAGGATTTTCAAATCCTGATGTTGTTGTTATCATTGATAATGATTATTGGTTTAGGTCGAATAATTATTCGAACAACAATTATGAGTATGTTGTTAATTTTGATAAAAAATCTAAAAAATATTCAATTTTACATTTTTTAGATTCTTTGGGTATAAAAACTAATAATTTGTTTTTTATTGGTCATCATTATTCCCACATATTAAGTGGTTTCCCTATTTTGGATTATAAAAAATGTTCTTATGGGGTTTGTATTGATGGACAAGGTAACAATCTTACTGTGTCTTTTTTTGAAGATCCATTTGGTGATATTAGTCAAAACAAAAGATATTATACTTTAGAAAATGAAAATATATCTTCTATAGGACATTCTTTTAATTTGTTTGGTAAAAAGATGAAGTTGTCTGGATATTGTTTAGATTTTTCTGGCAAAGTCATGGGAGCACAAAGTTACGGCAAAATAGATTTAGATTACATCAAGGGTCTGGATATAGATTTTATTTCTAAAAATTTTTATAATTACACCACAGATATTTTAAAAAAATATTCTGATGTTTTTTTTAATTTTGAAAATTCAGAATTCAAAGATTTATTAAGTACTTGGCACAAAATTGCTGAGCTTTGTGTTCTGAATTTGTTTGAAAAGAACATAAAAGAAAAAAATTCTCATATCATTTATTCAGGAGGAGTTGTTCAAAATACGGTCATTAATGAATCTTTATCTAAAATTTATCCTAATTTATATTTTACTCCACATGGTTATGATGGTGGTTTGTCTTTGGGAGGATTGTATGCGATTTGCAATTACGAGAAAATTAAAATACCAGAAATAAATAATTTTCCTTACTTACAAAGTGACGAAGTAAAAGAAACCCCAACAGAAAAAACAATAAAATACGCTGCTAAACTTCTTGCTGACGGGAAAATAGTTGGTTGGCACCAAGGAGCAGGAGAAATAGGCCCAAGATCTTTAGGAAATAGATCTATATTAATGGATCCTGGAATTTTTAATGCAAAAGAAATACTTAATAATAAGATTAAAAAGAGAGAAAGTTGGAGGCCATATGCAGCGAGTGTTTTGCTAGATTATGCTCATGATTGGTTTGATTTCGAAGGTGATTCTCCATATATGATGAGAGCAATTAAAGCAATAAAAGAAAAAAAATCAATAATAAAATCTGTTGTGCACGAAGATGACACATGTAGAATTCAAACAGTTTCTAAATATTCAAATTTATTATTTTATAAATTGATTTATGAATTTTACAATTTAAGAGGAATACCTATGTTGCTCAACACTTCTCTAAACATAGCGGGAAAACCCATCTCAGGAGATCCTGCAACAAGCAAACTATTGTACAACTCTAGTGAAATGGATTGTTTGATTGTAGGAAACAAAATATACAATAAACAAAAAAAAACTTATCTATAAGGCTTGAAATGATTCCCAAAATAATTCATCAAATTTGGATTGGTCCCAAAAAAATTCCTCAAAAATGGATGGATAGTTGGAAATATAAAAATCCTAATATGGTTATTAATATTTGGAATGAAAATTCAATTAATAAGTTTGGATTGATTAATATAAAAAAGTATGATTTTTTTATGAGTAAATCAATATACGACGGAGCGGCAGACATTGTTAGGGTTGAAATTTTAGAACGCTATGGAGGCGTTTATCTAGATGCTGATTTAATTTGTTTGTTGCCTATAGAAGATGAATTTTTTATGAATAAAAAATTTTTTGCTAATTATGAATATGATAAAAGAATTGCAAATGGAATTATAGGAGCAACGCCAAATCACCCAATTATGACAGAATATCTTAAAAGAATGACAGAAACTAGAGTTACTCAGCCGCCTTGTTACACTATTGGTGGCACTATGTTGACTAGTTGTGTGGATATTTATCTTGCTAAAAATATAGATCTAGAAATAGAGATTTTACCAAGTTTCTCTTTTCTTCCAAATTGGAATGAAAGAGAAAATATAAGAGGAAAAATATTTGCCAGACATATGTGGGGCACTGCTAAAAAAATTTACTAATTGTTTTACTACTTTAATTTCATGACAAATAAAATGAATAAAGAATATTTTTTAAAAAATGATTTTTTAGTTTTAGAAAATTTTTTAGAAAAAGAAACTTTGCAATCTGCGTGTAGTATAAAAAAAATAAATAAATGGTACGATCCCAATAAAAAGTTTTTAGATAGACAAAACAATAATAGTGATAAAAATCAATACGAATCTCATGAAAATTATTCAACAAATTTTGTACCAACTTTCAATAGATTTGTTGCTGATATAAATGAGTTAAATTTTCATTTAAAAGAAATATTAGATGTATTTAGATCTACCGTTTTTTTAGATAATCTTAAGTTTGTTACTGGGTTAGATGATCTTTTTTTTGATGAGTCTTTACGTGGAGGTGGATTGCAAAAAAGCAAAAATGGAGCTTTTTTAAGATTGCATTTAGATAATAATTGGAATCCTAAAATTGAATGCTACCCTATAATTAATGTTATTTTATTTCTAAGTGATTGGTGTGAAAATTATGGAGGAGAATTAGAACTTTGGAATAAAAATCAAAAAATTAAATCGATACCACCAAAATTGAATACACTTGTTGTGAGAAAAAATTCACCAGAATCATATCATGGATTTCCTCATCCCTTAAAATGCCCAGAAGAATATAGTAGGTTGGCTCTAGTATTTTTTTATTATACAAAACAAATAGAACCTGATCAAAAAAGATCTAGTGCTCTATGGTTATAGCATTTTTAAAGAATTAATTAAATACTTTCTTTTTTCCGTACAGTAATGAATGCTTTGAATTTTATTTCTATTGCATTTTGAATTGTAGCTATAATTAACTTCTTTGTCTAATTTTATTTTTATATTTTTTTCTTTAACAAATTTGCTTATTGCGTATTCATCATTGTTTAAATATAAAGATGAATTTGTAAAATTGTTATAATGTAAATTTATTATTTTTTCTTTTATTGAATTTTCTGGAGTTTTTATCCACATTACTCCGGTATTATAATGTTCATAATCAAATTCAATCGATGGTGGGGGTGAATATTTTTTGTATAGTCTAAAGGGGCCTTCACATTCTATTTGTTCTTCTGTGAATTTTTTTAGAATCCAAACATCTAGATCTAAATACATAAAAGGCTCATTTATTATGTCGAATATTTCAAATTTTGCAAGATTATTTAAAAGTAAATCTTTTTTGTAGTGCCATATAAATTTTGATTTGATTTTGTTTTTTGCATTTGATATAATGTGTATATTAGAATTTGGATACAAAGACCTAATGCTAGATGTTGTTATTTTAAAATATTTTTCAACATAATCGAATCTGTTCACATCCAAATTTTTGTACAATAGCTCGGCTAGTCTATCAACCGAGTCCCTAGTTTTTTTAAAATATATTAATACGAAGTTTTTTATTATTGCGTTCATTTTTATATTTCTATGAAAAATCAATCACTGGTTATTTATCATTCATCTAGATATAAAAGCAATACTTTTAAGGTGGTGAAAAAAATTTCTATTTTATTGGATTTAAAAAATAAAAATATTGAATTTTTTGATTTTCAAAAATATGATATTTTTATTTTTGTTTGTGCTACTTGTGGAGATGAGGAAGTTTCATTTTTTATGGAGAACTTTTTAAGAAATTTTAGTATTTTAAATAAAAAATACTGTATATGCGAATTAGGAAATTATTTTGGTACAAAAGAAAAAGAATTTGGAGCTGCAAAAATAATAGAAAATAAATTAAATTTTTTAAAATGGGAAAAAATATACGACACACTTTCATTGGATACGGTTCCAAAAATTCGCTGGAAAGAACTAGAAAAATGGGTTTTAAATGGACAAATACATTTTAAATAAAATTAAAAAATTAACCTCTTTTAAATATAAAATTGATAATGGAAAATGTATTTATTTAGACTTTACAGATTCCGAAAACGTTTATTGCGGGTTATTTCGCCATTCAACAAAGAAGAAAGAAATTTTAGATCTTATCAATAGGCTTAAAAATCTAAAGTATTTAAATCTTAGAAAAAACAATATACAGCAAATTCCACAGTTGGATTTGCCTTTTTTGGAGCACTTGGATTTAGGTTCCAATTATATAGCAAAGATTCCTGACTGGCTAATAAGCTGTAATCTTACTTATCTAAATTTAGGAGTAAATAATTTAGAAAAAATTCCAGAATGGTTTTCTGATAAAAAATTTGAAGTTTTAAAAATTCATAAAAATAATATTTTACATATCCCACTAATAAAAAATGGTATAAAACATTTAAATCTTTATCAAAACAAAATAAGATCTATACCGAGTTTTATTTGGGATATTAGTTCGATGGAATACTTTTGTTGTGGGATGACTGATATAAGAGAAATTCCTAATCAAATTTCAAATTTAAAAAATTTAAAATGGTTGTCTTTAGTTGTTAATAAAATAGAAAAAATACCTAACGAGTTTTGTTGTTTAGAAAAATTAATTGGTGTTAGATTGTCTAAAAATAAAATTAGTTCTCTTCCTGATGATATTGGTAATTTGCAAAATTTAAGACAATTTGTATTGTACGACAATCGAATTAAAAAAATTCCTGATAGTTTTTACAATTTGAATTTAGAATTTTTAAATATAAGCTATAATCCTTTGAATAAAATTGATAAATTAAAATTAACTCAAAAATATAGCTTTATTTAATTTCTGCGTGTTGAACATTTTTATAGGGTATAATTTATGAAAATAATTATTTTTGGAACAAACGAGATTTCTTTGATGGCAAAATTTTATTTTGAAAAAGATAGCAATTTTGAAGTTTTTGGGTTTTGTGTAGATTCAGATTTTATAAAAGAATCTAGTTTAGAAAACAAGCCTGTTTTGAGTTTTGATGGAATAGAAAATGATTTTCCTTCGAAGGATTATTTGTTTTTTGCACCATTGTATGAAAACAAATTAAGAGAAATAAAAGTAAATCAAATTATTTTAAAAGGATATAATCTCGCCACATATATTTCTTCTAAATCAACAGTATTTGCTAAAAAAATTGGATTCAATTGTTTTATATTAGAGAATAATGTTATCCAACCTTATGTTGAAATAGGAAACAATAACATCTTTTGGAGCGGAAACCATATAGGTCACCATAGTGTTATAAAAAATAATACATTCTTTTCTTCTCACGTAGTCTTGTCAGGCAAGTGTGTAGTGGAAGATTATTGTTGGTTTGGCGTAAACAGTTGCGTGAAGGATGGTGTAAAAATTGATGAGGGCTCTTTTATATCCATGGGAGCAGTAGTTATGAAGAAAACAAAACCATATAAAAAGTACACAGGAAATCCAGCGAAAGAGTATGGAAATGTTATTTCGTAAATTAGGACTTATTTTTGACAAACAGGCACAGCTGCCAACTTTAGAGGATAGGAATGAAAATATACGAATATACTATTCTTATAGAATAAAAAAACAAAGTCATATTAATTACTTTGAAATATTTAAAAAAAATTTAAAAGTAAATTATATAAATAAAAAGCCTGTTCTTTCTCCGGGCTCTTTAGGTTGTTTCGATGATGTTGGGGTGATGCCATCCTGTATAACTGGTGGCAAACTATACTACACAGGTTGGAACTTACGAGGGACTGTTCCTTACGGTCAATCAATAGGTTGTGCTTATTTTGATGAAAATAAAAACAAATTTGAAAGAATTTCTAAAGGTCCAATTTTAGATCGTAGCGAAAATGTACCTTATTTGGCAAATTCTCCTTTTGTTTATAAAAACAAAATGTGGTTCTGCAATGGAACCGGATGGGATGATAAATTTGCTAAATACAATATATGGGAGGCCCAAAAAATTAAAAACAATTGGGTGATAAAAAAGTATTTGTTTGGCAAAAAAAACGAAGCCTGTTCAAGAGTTTGTTTTTCAAATATTGGGTTTTTGTTTTCTAGAAAAAATAAAAAAACAAAATATGAAATATTCATTCGAGAAAAAGAAACAGAAAAAATAAAAAAAATAATTAGCAAGTCTCAATCTGAAGACTGGGACTCAGAAATGACTTGTTATCCTTATTTTTTTAATAATATGATATTTTATAATGGAAATGGTTATGGTTATTCTGGAATTGGTGTAGCAACACTAGAGTGATTTTTAAATTTTTATATATTTATATTTTTTTATCATATCAATAAACTCTAACTTTGTCTGGCCTTCAGGAATATCTTTTAAATTGATATCTTTTTTTCTTGTTTTCCAAGAATTCATATTTTTATTTAAAAAAAAATCAGAATGCTTTATATCTAATTTTTTTAAAAGATTATTGTAAGGATAATTTTCTATTTTTATTGTTATTTTGTTAAGAGAGTTTACTTCAATTAGCTTGTTCCATTCTATTAAATATCTACATGCTTTTTCTATTTTTGTTTTTTCTTCAAATATAGTAGGAACATTATTTGCAATAAAATTTTCATAATCGCCTAAATGATCAGAAGTGCAATTCGAAAAAAACTCTATATCTAGCACCCAAGAGCTTAGTGTTTTTAATGGGTTTCTTATCAAATGTATAATCAATATATCTTTAAATATATCGTCTTTTAAAAACGGAGCAGCCATATAGCTTGATTCCGCAACTATTTTTTTTGGATCAAACCATCCGGTTGTTTCTTCTTCTTTAACATGATTGTAAAGAGAACATTTGCTGGTCTCTATTTCTACATCGCCTGATAATCTTTTTTTAGCTTCTTCTATTCCCTTATAATCAAATATAGCTTCGTGCCCACAATGGATTCCCAAATGCGTCAAAAATCTGGCCATATATACAGTGCCGCATCTTCCTGTTCCTGTTACTAAATATTTTAGCTTCATAGTTTTTTAGCCTCTAAAGCGACTATGTGTTCTTGATGTTTTACTTTTTTGTGATTTTCTATCACTTCGTCTAAATTGAAATGAAATCTTCGACACAGCTCACTCATTCTCTCAGGAGGCGAAGCGTAAACGTTGTCTATTCCCCACATCAACTTGTTAGAATAAAAAGAAAACTCTTTATATTTATCGCAATAATTTAATATTTTAACAATATCTTTTGGCAAATATTTTAAAGTGCCTCTTCTATAATTAAACAAATCAAATCTCATATTTAACACTAAATCGCAATTTTCTTGACATGCTCTATCCACAACATTGTGTATTCCGTGCCACATTCTTTTCCAAGCCAATATTGGCGTTCTAGTATTCCCAAGATTTCCATCTATTTTACCTAATAAAGATATCTTCTCTTCGTCTTCTACAACCACGCTTTTTAGATTTTCATTTGAAAAGTATTCTTTAATCATATTTTCATTTATTTCCTTTTTTGGTTTTTCCAAAAACCTCCAACTAACGTCTGCTTCGTCCACAATCCAACTATGAACGTACAAAAAAGTATTGTATTCTCGGGAAATTTTTGATACAAAGTCTTTAAGAAGGCTGTTTTCTAGCGAGCCTCGTTCGTGTCCTCTTATAGCAATTGCTATTTTAGTTTTCTTTTTTGGTTTGATTAATTTATGAATCATGAATTTGAAGAATTAAAAAGGTTTTTAAAAGATGATGCTTGGCCGAAAGCAGTCGATAAATGTATCAATTTAAATATAGAAAAGGAAAAGGAAAATAGAGCGACAAATATATTGAATATTTTCGATATAGATCTAAAAGGAAAAAGATTTCTTGATTTTGGTTGCGGAGAAGGACATGTAGCTTTAAAGGCCAAACCTCTATCTTTTTTGTCTATGGGGTTTGATCTTTTCGAAAAAGGAGACTTATGGGCAAGGAATGATAATTTGACATTAGATTGGAAGAGAATAAAAGATAGCGGTCCATACGATGTTATTTTGATGCACGATGTGGTTGATCATATAATAGGTGATTACAACGATGTGTTTGAAAATATAAAGGATGTCTCTAACGGTCTTGTATGCATTAGATGCCACCCATTTTGTGGCAGGCACGGATTCCACATGCACCATCAGATAAACAAGGCGTTTATTCAAATGGTGTTCACAGAGCAAGAATTGACTTTACTGGGATTATATCAAGAAGAAAAGACTGCTCCGATAATACTTCCTACTCAATTTTATAGTTTTTTTTCTAAGTATTTTGAAGTTTTAGAATTTCGAATAACAAGGGATCCAGTAGAAGATTTCTTCAAGAATGAACTTGTTGAAAGTAGAATAAAACTATGGTATGGCGACGATCTCAAATTTCATGACCATATGTCCTGTTCTTTTGTTGATTTTATTCTTTGCAACAAAAGTTAAATTTTTTGTATTATTCCTGTTCCGTATCTTGTTTTGAATATATAAGGTTTAAGCTTTTTGTTGTCGCAAAAACTGTCAAAAGCTTCTTTTGAAGGCGGATTTTTGTTCATATATTCGACTATTATAATGCCTGAATCTGATACTTGAGGCCACATTAATTCCATATATTCAAGTTGTTTATCGTATTTTTTCTCTTCCCCAATCAAAACAACATCCCAAAGATTTTTTGAAAAGTCTAGAAATTCTTGATCATACAACTCCCCAGAATAGAAATTTTTATTTTTCTTAAATACTTTGTTTATGTTTATTTTTCCAATTCTAGTAGAAACAAATTCAGGAATTTTTTCTTTAAATCCAAAGAAATTTTCAACGCTTTTGCAAGACAGCATAAAGCTAGAACTAAGCAACCCGAGCGTGAATCCTATTTCTGCTAAAGACTTTGCAGGAAAGTATTTTCCTAGATAATAATAAAAAGGAGCATACGTATGATCTACGTAGGCAGATGTTTTTCTAGATCCGTCTTCTATAACACAAAACCGGTCGAGCAGTACTTTCCCGCTTATTTTTTGTGATTCTAGTTCTAAATCTATTTTGTTTTTTATTTCATCAAGAGATATGAGTTGCATACTATAATAGAGATATAAATCTATAATTAGTTGGGGAAAATATATGGGATTTGAAGTTTGTTATTATTTCCACGATAAAATTAATGGCGAATACGACAAAGAAGAAATAAAAAGTTTCAAAAAGAAGGTAGGAGATCCTTTTGAGGAAACTCCCTTGGAGAAGCTATCTACAGCAATAATGGCCCAGTTAGCCAGAAGAGATATTTGGATTATCAATGTAGAGGTTTACGAGCTTTCTAAAAAGAAAATCACTTTTAAAGAAACAAAAGGTGGTATGATTATAAAAAACAAGAAATTCTTGTTTGATTCTTTAGAAGGCCCAACATCAGTAGAGGATGAAGAAGAGACAAAATGCAATATGCAGCCTCACAACGCATTACAGCCCCATAATGCATTACAGCCTCACAATACTCTTAAACATCAAGCAAGTGTCTCTAATAGACGCATAGTAGATACAGTGGTCTATTCCCCAGAGCCTGCACAGATCATAGAAGCAGAAAGAAAAAATTTAAAACTAACACTTGATAAAAAGTATTCTGTTTTTAAGAAAAGCGTATCTCCAACAGGTTTGGGAGAATTATATTTGATAGAAGATGACGCAGGAAAAGAAATCTCTGTATCAGACGTATATTTTGTACCAGCAGCAGTTAATTTGTATGCTGATAAAGAGTTAGATTTTTCAGGTGCTCGCAGTCAAAAAGAAGGAGTAAACCTTTTGTGGGGTGGTGCCTCTTTCGATGAAAACATGCCAAATATTCGTAAAAGGTGAAATTATGTCTAAAAAACAAAAAGAAAGAAAAAAGAAGCTTCGTGAACAAGTCGCACGAAGTAGAGTTGTCAGAAGAAGAGCAACGCTTCGTACAGATAGGAAAAAAGCTTTGCTTGAGCAAAAAAAGCAGCAAATAGCAGAAAATGCTGTTTATGGCAAACAACAACCTTTTATAAAAGATAATCTTGTAGAAGAACTGACAGATGATCAAAAGAAGAAGAAATTTGATGAAATTCAAGAAAAAATAAATCATAATTACAAAATTCTTGAAGCTCTTGAACAAGAATACGATCAAGAACAAGCTCAAAGAAAAGAAATCAATGAGAAGCTAGAACAAGAAGGCTGCAAGACAATAAGAGAGAAAATGGACTCTTTGCATCAAAAAGCTTTAGAGATAGAAGGTAAATCTCAAGAATTAGCAGATGCTCAGAATGAATATGAAGCAGAAAAGAACGACATAATAGTAGAAAATGACCAGTAAAATATTTTTTTTAAAATCTATTGATCTACTGGCCGATATATCATATAGTTCAAACCAGCGATGAGTTTTGAACACAAAACTTTATTTTTAACTATAGGAGTAACTATTATGTCAACTGAATACGAAGCCCTTGATATGTCTCAAATGATCTCGGAATACGAGAGAGTCAGCCAAGAGCCTGGTGCCGCAAGAGGCGAAGATTATCTTGAAAAGTTTGTAAGACTGCCAGATCGTGATGGATTTGTTTCGATGAGATTTCTGCCTCGCAAAAAGGGACAGAATTTTGTGTGTGTAACAAGAGTTCACACTCTTGTAAATCCTGCAACAAAGCAGAAGCGAACCTACCATTGCCGTAGAGAGCTTGTACACACAGACAAGGGGCCAAAGTGGCACGGTGATTGCATCATCTGTCGGTATTACTCTGACACATGGCAGCGATCAGAAGCTGTTAGCGGCAAAGCACAAGAAGATCTTCAGAATCAGGCAAGAGCCATTAAGCCTGTTGAAAGATATTATTACAATGTGATTGTTCGCTCTGCTAAAAATAAGGACGGCGTAGTAGAGTCTAATGTTGGTCCAAAGATTTATAGTTGCGGAAAGAGCCAGCACGCCAAGATTACACGTGCTATTGTAGGAGACGAGGTTGCTGGTGAAGCTCCTCTGGGCGACATCACACATCCAATTAATGGCCGAGATTTCAAGGTCGTTAAGAAGGTTGTCAAGGGTGGTGGAGGTCAGGAGTATCCTAATTATGATAGCTCCAAGTTCGAAGAACCTTCTCCTCTCGGAACCAAAGAAGAGATCTCGAATTGGATCGAAAAGGCCCATGATCTTCAAACGCTCAGGGTCGTTAAGACTGACGAGGAACTCAAGCAGGCTTTGCGAGTCCATCTAGGCTTGGTCAAGGATTCAGATTCTTCGCAGAATGATGACCTTGAGGAATTTAAGTCTGCAGGTCAATCAAGTAGTGCTCCTGCTCCTGTTGCTGCTTCGAAAATTAAAGAAGAAGTAAAGGTTTTAACTCCTAAGGCAGTTGAGTCTAACGATGAAGACTTGCTGGCAGACGACGATTTTATGCGTGAATTAGGATCTATGTGATGTGACTCCTGTTCCGGTGGGGGGGTAGGAGAAATGCTCCATACCCATCTTCTTCTACCCCCTCTTTTTTTATATTTTACAATACAAGGAATTTTTATGGCTAAGAAGAAAAATGCGGTTGATGCTGATGAAGAAGATAATTTCTTTGAGGATTTCGCAAAGAAAACTGGATGCGAAGTTCTTGATAAAATAGATAGTGTTAAATATTTTGTAGACACAGGCTCTTTAGCCTTGAACTACATATGCTCAGGAAAATTTATAGCTGGTGGTGTTCCGGGCGGCAAATTAACAGAAATATATGGCCCAAGCTCTTCTTCAAAGAGTTTAATTGGTACGAATATATTGCATGGTTGCCAGAGAATGAAAGGAATTCCAATCCTTTTAGATTGCGAGAATTCTGCAAACAAAGAGTTTATTAAGAAGGCATCTCACTGCGATCTTAAAAAGGTGGCACGATGTGCTCCAGAAAGTTTGGAAGAAGTCTTTTTGAAGATGCACAAGATGATTGAATATGTGCGTGAGAAAAAAGATAATAGTGTTCCAATTGTTATTTTGTACGATTCGATTGGAGTATCACCATCAGCCAGAGAGCTTAAAGAAGTAGCACTGCCTGAGAATTTTACAAAAGCAGATTTCAAAAGAATAGTCGGAGGAAATGAGCAACCGGGCGAAAGAGCCAAGATTTGTTCAAAGGAATTCAGGAAACTGAACACCGCTTTGGAAAAGCATAATGCCACGGTTGTAATATTAAATCAGACTAGAGATAAAATCGGCGGTTTTGCTCCAATGGGAATGCAGGCAAAAACCACAGCGGGTGGTGGTAACGCTCTTCCTTTTTATGCTTCATGTCGCATAGAAACTAAGACCCAAATTAAAATTGACCGTAAAATTACGGCAACTAAGAAAAAGGTCTTGGGAATTAATGTCAAGATGAAGAATGTGAAAAACAAGACTCATAGGCCATTCATAGAGTCAGATAACATTCAACTATTGTTTGATAGAGGAGTTAATCCTTTGAGTGGTCTCTTGTCTTGTTTGATGGACGCAGATCGCATCGAAGCAAAGAGTGCAGGAAATTTTCTTGTCAAACAGCCATGGGCAGGAACAGAAGAAGAAGTAAAATTCAAGGCAAGCCTTGATCGAAATGATGTTCCTATGGATATTTTGCTCAAATGTCCAGGTTTAATCGATGCTGTTAGCGAAGAAGAAGTGAGAGAATATCTAGAACCTTTTATGGAAGCAATTAATTTTGATCCTGAAAGCGACAAGGACATTGTCATCACTGATGTTTCCTCAGGATTTGATGATTACGGAATTGATGAAGATTTAGAAGCTGAGTAAAAAATTATAAGAATGGTGGGTGGTGCTAGTCCTTTTGGAAAGCACCACCCACCGGAACTTTATGGCCCCATCGTCTAACGGTTAGGACAGCAGACTTTCAAAAGGGAGTGCCTAAAGAGAAATCTTTAGAGTAGAATCGCTCAAAGTCGGTGAACGCTTTAAAATGCTAATACCGAGCCAAGCCTAAGTGATTAGGAAGGTGTAGAGACTTGACGGGCGACACCTAAAGCAACAGCTATGGTGAAGGTAAAGTCCACAGACAAATCGAAAGAGCAACGAAAGTTGCAGTGTCTAGGTCAATCTGCTAATCGGAGTTCGATTCTCCGTGGGGTCACTTTAAAATTTAAATTAAATGCACGAAACACCTGATAAACAGTACCGCCTCAATAATGTGGCCAATTTAATTTTAATTCTCCAGAGGTTGCCACAAGACGCCCTAATATATCCTGTTAGTATTAATTGCGAAATGGACCTTTCCTGCACAGAAGTAGTCACTACTATCGAATTGAAAATATTTGCAAACTTATTAGATGTGATCTCAAATCCTGTAGCGGTTATCGAACAAAACATCACACCTAATAGGATAGAGTTTAAATGAACGACCTTGTTGAAAGATTAATTGCTGCATCTCAACTTCTTAATGAAGCCGCAGAAAAAATCAAAGAGTTAGAGGATTGTCTTCGATGGACACCAATTGAAGACGGTATCCCCACAGAATATGAATATGTAGAATATACAGGCATGTGCGGAACGCAGATTGGGCGTGCTTTTCTTGAATCATCAGGCACTATTAGCTTCATGGAGGCAGAAGATGGCCCCCATCACATAGGTACTGATGAACAAGGCCAGATTGGAGTTACTCACTGGCGACGTATTCCAAAAGACCCTACAGCCGATCAGATACTGAACAGCATCAAGACGACAGATCATCGAATTTCTTGATTGATTTAATTTGATCTTTTGTAAACACCAGTTTTAATTTTTGAGAATTCATATCCTTTTTTCTCTAATTCTAATTTTGTCTTTTTAAAGTAGTTGTACAAAGTTACCTCTGATATATCGTACTTTTTAAATTTGCTTTTAATCTTCTTGATTGACATTGGCTTTTTATTTATAAGCTCTGTCACTATAAAATCTTTAATTTTACCTGATAGATTGTTTTTTTCTGTTTTTTTGATTTGTTCTATTATTTTGTAGGTGTTCTCTATCTTTTTGTTACCTACACTGCATAGTGCAGAAGCAAGTTGATCTAACTCTAGAATCTCTCCTTTTTCTAACTCTACTATAAAAGCTTTAGAATTGAATGTTTTCAAAAAATCATTTAGTTGAATTAGATTTTTTTTATGCGTAAAAAACTGTCTTTTATCGTTTGTTTCTATTAATATGCATTTCATATTTGATTCCTTTACAAATTATTATATATTTAATACGCCTTTAAACAAGAGGGATTTATGGATTTAAATTCTCTGATTAGATTTGGCGTGGAAATAGAGATAAATTCTTTTGATGGCCTTAGCAAACCTCTCGGTCATCAAGCAGGCGAACCACCAGTTGGAATGTACTGTGTAGCAGATTTGATATATCGAGCAATTAAAGAAAAAGTTTTTATCAATAAGTGGGGTAATAATCACGACAACGATTACTGGGTAATAAAACCAGATTCTAGTTGTGGAATAGAAATATGCTCTCCTGTTTTGAAGGGGTGGTATGGAATAAAAAAAATAAAAAAAATAGCTAATTGTTTACATGAAGACAAGAGCGTGACGAGTGATGATAGATGTTCTTATCATGTTCATTTTGATGTTTCTGATTTTTCTTCTGAAGAGCTTAATTCTGTAATTTCTTGGTGGATAAAATGCGAAGCAGTTTTTATGGATGCTATGCCAAAAAATAGAAAAATAAATCAATTTTGCCAATTGATAGCGGCCACAGATGTTATTCCAAATGTTGCAAGTTTTTTATCTACAGAAGATTTAGTAAAAAGATTAGGTATTTCAAAATATTATTCTATGAACACGTTCCATTATTACAACAATAAAAGAGAGAGCATCGAGTTTAGAATAATGGACAATGAATGTTGTTTGGACTCCGAAGCTGCTGGTAATTGGGTGGCTTTTTTGTTGCACTTTTTAGAAACTTGTAGAAAAAAAGGCAGGCCAAAATCTTTTGTGCCTAGCGATAGTATGAGTGGATATTGTTGGTTAGATCCAATAGAAGTTTTTAACTTTTTGGATTTCACGCCTGAGTTTGATACGTCTCCAAGATTGCTGGAGGTTAAAAACTGGTTCTTAACTAGACTAAAAAATAATAGTGTTGATGCACATTCCAACGGCTTGTTTAGCAAGCAGTGTAGAAGCGTAGCGATTAAACAAATTAAAAAAATGAATTGATATATAATATTGGAGATTTTATGTTAAGAAAAGAGAGAGAACTAAACGAAGTAATAGCTAATATGAAGTCTTTGGGGGAGATGTTGGTCCCATACAATTATCCTCGTACTCCGTTGATTTTATACGAAGATTCTTATGAGTTTTTCAAAGAAAGAGATGTTGTTGTAGACGGATATTCGCTTATCATTCATTACCAAAAATCTGATTACAAAGAATATTTTCTTAAGACTTTTCAAATCCACAATAAAACTGGGCCTTTTTTGCCATTTTATTTGGTTGCGAAAATGGCAAAAAAGTTTTTAGGATCTGAGTATTTGTCTTTAGTAGAGATATTCAAAGACAGCAAGAAAATTTATTGTTGGTCTGTTGCAGTAGATGAGAATGATGTTGCTATTGAAACTCCATACGAAATAGATGGCGAAAAGTGTAGTTTTGAGGGGTTTGAATATATCTACATGAGCCCAGAAAGTATCAATTTCTATTGATTTGCAGATTGGCAATTGGAAATATTCTTTAAAAAAAAGATTTTAGACCCATATATATGATTAGTAGGATTCTACTTTTTGCAAAAAGGAGATAATATATGTCAAATTATGCAGTACAACTCGTTCCAGCACTAGTCAATTTCGCAACAGAAAGTGGACTAGATACCTCAGTCGTGGGTGGTGTTTCTCTCCAGAGAACTCTAAACATGGTTATGACTGTTGATTCATCTGCTAATCGCAAGATGGTCGTTGCAGTCAAAGACGACGGTACTTTTAGCGACGTTCCGCAGACACTAGTTAGTGTCCCCGGCATTATCGCTGGTTGATTTTCGGAATGAAAAAAACGATAAGAAAAAGGGTCATTTTTGAAAAAGAATGATCCTTTTTTGTTTTGATTTTAATATATAAATATATGAACATTCCTTTTTCGCAAAGGAGCTTAAAATGTCTTCCAAAGGTAAAATTCAGCATTTGCTTGTTGATTATCTTCTTAAATACGGCCAAATTGAATTGGCTCTCCCAGATGGAGTTGTGTTAGAAATAGGTGTAACACAAGAAGATGAAACTGGTGGCTTCATAGTCAAAGATGATTATTGTTGGGTCATTGCGACTCACAAGAATCGATCAGCTTCGTTGGATCCATATAATCTTGGAATAAGATTTACTGGAAACAATAAAAATTTAGTTTTAGAAGACAAATTTGTTGACCAAGACGGACTAGAAGTCACAAGATTAGACGTAGTCTAAGCAGGATGCAGATTCCCTACAATTGAACGAATCTTAGTTTCCTTATTATCGTAAGGGACAAAGGCTTCCATTGTACCTTCTGCAATCTGATTGTTTATAAGATTATAAAACTCAATCCAGAAATAATATCCTTCTTTTGTAGAATAAAATCTTGATAAAGATATACTATCTCCCTTGATCGATCCTCTTTTGGTTGGTATTATAATTAAATTGTTGAGGTTCTTTTGTAACTCAGTTTTTACAAGAGCTTTTAACAGTTGTATGTCGATAAATTGAGTCCAATTTGCGACAATTAGTTCTTCTAATTTTTCTTCTTTGATTATTTTCATAAAGGTAAATAGTAATGAAAAAGCCAATAGATACATTTTTAAAAGAGTATTGCCATGAGCTTTCCGACGATCATTTGAAGTTTTTGTCTCAAAGGTTTGCTCAGAAACTCTACGGCGACACAGTTGAAATTCTAAATTTTTTGAGTTCTAACAAAGCAGTTGATAAGTGGTTTTCTTCTGCTTGCTCTTGCGATAATTTCTACGAGATGTTAGACTCGTTTCAAGAGATTGTAGAAAAAGAAAATCAAATTCGACAGCCGGCTTAATTCATTTATTCATTCATTCATTCATTCATTATAAGGCAAAAGCCCGCACATAGTTTCTATTTGCGGGCTTTTGTTCTAGAAAGATATAAAATATGCCTCCACTACTAAAAATACAAGATCAGCCAATCTTGGTGGAAACCAGTGCCTATCCATATGCTTCATGGAACTTCGAAAAGTTTAATTGTGTTCAAAGCAGAATAATGGAAGTTTATGACAAAGAGACTAGCGGTCTTATAGCAGCAGCCACAAGTAGCGGCAAAACAATAGTCGCAGAGCTTTTTCTTGCACACGAGATAAGAAAAAGAGGCGGCAAAGGAATGTATTTGGTTCCTATGCGAGCTTTAGCTCAAGAAAAAATCGATCAATGGACAGATCCAAAATATCACTTTAAAGACTTGAAAGTGTCCATCTGCACCGGTGATTATAGAATCACCAAAGAAAGAGCAAAAGAGCTAGAAGAAGCAGATCTGATTATTATGACATCAGAAATGCTATCTCACAGAAGTAGAAACTATAAAGCAGAACAAAATAACTTTTTGAAAAATGTCAACACATTGGTTGTAGATGAAGCACACCTTTTAACAGTTCCAGGTAGAGGAGATCATCTTGAAGTTGGTTTGATGAAGTTCACAGAAATAAATAAAAATGCAAGAATAATTTTTCTTTCTGCCACAATGCCTAATGTTGAAGAAATAGCTGGCTGGATATCTTACGGTCTGACAAAAAAAGATACATTTATTCTTGAGTCGAAATTCAGACCAGTTCCTCTCACCACACATTACGAGGTTTATTCAGAAGATATAAAAGGCTACAGTGCAATCGAACAGGCTAAAGTCGAATACGCAATGGAGATAGTTAAATATTACGAAGAGGACAAATTCTTAATTTTTTCTCATACCAAAAAGACCGGTGAGATAATGAAAAAAGAGTTGATAAAATCAGGCATACAAGCAGAATTTCACAATGCTAATTTGGATAAAAAATCAAGAATCTCTTTAGAGAATAAGTTTAAAAATGAAAAAGACCCAAGAGTTATCGTCGCCACCAGCACTCTTGCATGGGGATGCAACTTGCCAGCAAGAAGAGTTATTATTTTAGGAGTCCACAGAGGAACAGAAGAAGTAGAGTCTTACGACATACTCCAAATGGTAGGTCGATCTGGTAGGCTTGGAATAGATCCTATGGGAGACGCATATATTTTGATTCCAGAAAGCACACAATTAAAATATAAAGAGAAACTAGGCACAGCTCCAAAAATAGAGTCACAATTGCTACAGAAAAATGGAAGTCACTATAAAAATTTGGCATTTCATTTGGTCAGTGAGATATATCATGATTCAATCAAAACAAATGAGGATGTTCACAAATGGTACGAAAGATCTTTAGCTTATTTTCAAAATAAAGAATTAGAAGACAGCATCCTGAATAGCACCTTAGATTCTTTGACCAAATGTGGAGCTATAGCTTTTCAAGACAATCGATGGACTGCGAGGGCTATTGGTAAAGTCTCTAGTATGTTTTATTTTAGTCCGTTCGATACATCTGATTTATTTTTTAATATGAAGTTTCTTTTTGACAATAAAAAACAGAATGATGAGTATTATGTTTCTATGGCTTTGGCCAATATAGACAGCAATAGAACTCCCATAGTTTCTAAAGCAGAAAAAGATGAGATGTTCACGTACAAGAATAAGGTGCTAGCTAATAGGACAAACAAGTTCATTACAGAAGGATCTTGTAAAATTGGGTTTTGTTATTTTAATCTTTTAAAAGGAAGTGTAAACCCAGTCTTTGCAGCTATGCAGAGAAATTTGCAGCTTGATTTCAATAGGATTTCCCAAATCATACAGGCTTTAGATTCTTTTGGTGGCAAGTGGAATGCTAAAGGTTGGATTAAAAATATAGAAGGCATGATTACGTACGGAGTGCCACAACACTTGGTAAGCTTGTGCTCTGTGCCTAGTATTGGCAAGGTTCGTGCTAAGAAGCTGTACGAAGCAGGAATTAAAGATGCAAAATCCATTGCAGCGTGTGATAAAGAAGCTCTTAAAAAGCTTTTGAATATGAAAATGGAATCTATAGAACAAATTATTAAGGATTCTTCTTCTTCTTAGAAGAATTCTTCTTTTTTGTCACTCGTTTTATAAGCTCTTTTTTATTTACGTATGTCTTAGACTTACCGGTTTTCAAGTTTCTTCGTTTTATTACTTTGAATGCGGGAGCACATGGTGGTGGCAACAATGTGCCTGAGTCTGAGATAAAATTACAAGCACAAGGACAAGCTCCGCTAATCGGTGTAAGTCCAAAGAATATTTCTACAACATCACAATTTGAAACTTGTTTACTTTTTGTGTTTGTTCCGTTTATTGTCACATTGAATTGCCCGCAAGAAGTTGATGGAGTATCAACTGTAACAGTTCCATCTCCAATTGCTATGAATTTTAGATATCCCGCTGCATGCCCTTCTGTTCCTACCACCATGCAACAGCCACCAAAAGACACAGAAACAGTCTTTTCTTCACATGCCGGTATGGAGCAAGGAGAAGAAAGTATATAAACGATATTTCCATCGTCATCTGTATACTCTTCATCTTCTTCGTGTAAAGTAAAGTCTTCTTCTGGATTATAGTTGAATTTTGGAAAATCAACATCTAATTGTGTGAGAGACAGAAGTTCTGGGTCTTGCACTTCTTCTATTTCGGTTATCGAGCTTTTCTTTAAATTTTCGCAAGATTTTATATCTTTGTGTGCGGAGCACATGCACTCATCATATGATTCATATATTTTACTTCCCAGCGGAGCATCTGGGGTGTATACACAACTACTATCTGTTGCAATATAACCAGCTTGTTTTTCTGTATCGGCAACACGCATAGCGGGCGGTGCAGCACAGTCCCCGCAGTTATATATAAATGACCAGCCTGTATAACAAGGATTAGGCGGGAAACAATTGTCACTGCAACTACATCCGCACCAACTTCCGCTGGTACCGGGAGCATTTCCGCAGTTATATGGAGGGTTACATCCCATTCTTCCCTTTTCCGAAGAACCCGACTGGGTATTCTATTTTTACAGTGCCTTTTTCAGATAAATTGCCATTTTCATCTTCTGCCCACCATCTAACTTGTTCGATAGGTATGCCTAATTCATCCATATGACACTTATCTTTTGGAAAAACAGGCATGTGGTATTGTGTGCCTTCTATCAATATTGCTACTTTGCATTCTTTTTTTTCGTTATTGTAAAGCAGGCAGTTCCCACAAATCTTTTTTATGTCTTTCATATCCTTTCTCCGTATGATATAATAGTGTATCCACCTATATTTGAAGATTAAATCAGCTTTTATACGACAAGGAATTTTACATGATAATAGGTATTGCTGGGCGAAAAAGCTCAGGCAAAAGCACAATTGCCAATGTGTTGATAAATAAAGGGTTTAAAAAAGCGAGTTTTGGAGACCCTTTGAAAAGATATATCTCCCAGCTATATGATTGGGAAATAGACTCATTATACACACAAGAGGGTAAAGAGTCTCTTTTAAATTTTCCTGTAGAATGGAACGAGGATGCCTGTAAGAAGCTTTCTGATATTATCGGAATAGAAATACCTTATTCGGGTAAAAAGGTCTTTAATACAAAAAGAGACGCCCTACAGTATATTGGCACAGACGTTTTAAGAGATCAAGTAGATAAAGATTTCCATATAAATAAATTCAAACAATTCTTTACCGAAGGAGACTATGTTTGTGATGATTTAAGGTTCCCCAATGAATCTCAAACAATAAAAGACATGGGTGGAATTCCTATTTTCTTGATAAGGCCTAATTATTGGGATTATTCTAATCATTCAAGTGAGATATCGCTTTGTAGGCATGATTTTAATTATGTGTACATTAATGACAAATCAAAGGTTGAAATACTCGAGAAATTCAATTCTTTTATGGAGAATTTATTTGATCAAAAATATGAAACATTTAGCAAAGATAAGTTTATAGACATCTTTAGCAGTTGTGATTTTGACACAGAGATCATGGCTAACAAACTTCGGCTCAGTGTAGATGAAATTTCTAATTATGTTGAAAAATACATGCCATCGATTTACGGAGATTCATACTCTGTAAACAACCATGCTTTTAGCAGAATCACACCTGAGTCAGCGTTTTGGGCAGGGGCCGTATCTATTGCAGGGCGTGTTGTTGAGTATTCAAAATACGATTATTTTTTAGAATTTAGTAGCAAAAATAAACCTTTTGTTGAGAATTTTAAAAGATTCATACAAACTAAAAATGAAATTTATAATGTTACTTCTAGACACGGAAAGAAGTATTATCTCCAAGCAGGATCACCTTATCTAACAGAAGATTTAAAACTGTGGAATATTGAACCCACAAGCTCAGTTTCAAGAGAACCGGAAGTATTGCAGGATAGTCCTTTGCTTGATTATTGGGTTGTTGGTAAAAAAACAGGAGAATCCAATGGATAATTTCACAAAAAAAGACTTTATGAAAGACCTTAGAGATTTGATAGAAAAATATGATGGAATGTTATCATTTGAAACCAATCAAGAATATTTCGACACATGCGAAGATAGTTATGCTTGCGAACCATGCAAGACTTTTAAAATTGAATTTGATGATTATGTATATTCGACTGAAGATTGTGTTGTAAAACGTACTCCTTTTGTATTCAACATTGAAGATCTAGAAAACCTATATGGAGAAAAACAATGAATGCAAATCAACTTCAAACCCTGCGGTCAGCACATACTGACGAACGAATATGAACTTCTCCCAAAGAATATTCTTAGCAACACTGATCATGGTTCCCACTTTTGAATTTGATTCAAATTGGCAGTATCGTCATGGTGAAAAGGTAGAGGTGTGGATTCCGCCGATTGCAGACTTAATGATTGATGGTTCTTGGAATGATGGCACATTCAATTTAGTGAAGCGCCAGATAGATATAGACGGAACATTTGGTGGGGCTTATGTGCCGTTGGATGGTGTTAAAAGAGCTTTACCACAAAACTGGGTACGTAGAAAACGGGAAGAAAGAAAGTGAAAATTGATCATATGAAAAATTTTTCTCCTATAGCACAAGCTGTATTTGTCAAAGGTAAGAATTTAAACTTTTGGCAAATGCTGACTCCGTGTCTAAATTTTAAATCTGTTCCTACTCCATGATTCTTTTTTCTAGGATGTAAGCAAAATACATCGTACCCGAGTTTTTTTAACTTATTAGTCATATCTCTCTCGACCCTTTGATGTACTTTAGGTTTTCCGTCTACACCATAATGGACATTCGTATCGTGTAGGGCTATTATTGTTTTGTTGTCGATTGTTCCTGATTTGACCAATCTATCATGAAGTCCGATTTGCGACATATTATGGCAGTCAAAAAACACCAAATCAAGAGGATCTCCTTGAGCAAAATCCAAATGGTCTACTTTGTTTGCGTCTTTTTGAATAACTATGTGGTTGCTTGAAAGCTTAGGGACTTTATTGAGGTCTACGGTGTAAAGTACGCCTTCTGTCATAGATGCCAAAAAGTTCTGGGCAGAATAGCCATGCAGTCCACCTACTTCCAATATTCTTTTCATCCTCATTGCTTTTACTATTGAGTATAAAAACAATGCTTCATCGTCTTGAATTGGCCCGCAAACCCTTTGGTGTTCTTCCTGTTGCAGGTGGTTTAGATTATATTTGACCATGTTAGTTCCTCCTTGAACTAATTTATATAGTCTGTTTTGCTATTGATTATTTTAACATATGGTGAAAATTGATATGATTCCTCATGTCTATAAGCATGGTCTAATATCTTTTTCAAATCAGGCAGCGTACTAAAACCATTCAAGATGCCTTCGAAGGCTGATTTTTGAAATAAAGGAAATACTTTGTTAAAGTAAGAACAAATTTATTATAACACGATTTTAATTCTTCTATTTGTTGAGGAGTTAAATTAAATTTGTTTTTTAATCTCTCAAGATCTTCACCGAAATGTATAAGTGTGTCCACACTTCCAGATATTTTTTTCTTGTAGAAGTTTTGTTTGAACTTATTGAAATCTAAAGATGCGTCTTGAGGAAACATCTTATAGTATCTGTAGGCACTTTCCTTAGCGTAAGCTGAAACTTCTCCACTGTGACAAAGATAATCTCTGGCTCTTATAAGAGCGTTTTCTTCGCTCTCATCGGGAGCAGTACCTACATCTAATAAGTGTTGTAATTCGTGTTGTATGGTTGCCTTATAAGCGTCAGGGTCTTTCATAAAAATAAATATGTTAATGCGCATTTCGTCACTCTTGCCTTTATTTTCTCCCCAACCATGGATTACTAATCCACCGGCCTCGCTCTCCTCTACAGGAAACCCCAAATAAAAAGGCGTAGCCAACGATGGAAAAGCATTCTTTATCATATCGGGAATCAAGATCTCTATCCCACAACCAGAAGGCTTCCATCCTTTTGCATTTTTTGAAGGACGATATAAACGTCCCACTCTTCCAAAATCACGACAAAATTTTATATAGTCATTTACGTCATTGATTGTATAATTTTGTTGGTCTATTTGCTGCTTAAGGTCAAATAAAACATCTCTAATAATAATATAAAGTTGCTTAAAAGCTGAGTTCTGCTCAGGTGTTATTTCTTCTTTAAAAAGCCAAATCTTAAAATTCATAATTCACCAATAAAGAACATTGCTCTTTTATATATTGACCGAGACTGTTTTCTAGCCAAATTTTAAAGCTCATAAGCTCCGCCATTCTTTATTTTTTGTTTTAATTTACTCATTCCTACCTCTGTGAGCACCATAAATTTGTATCCACGGGTTTCACAAAAGTATTGGCAGGCGGACCATTTAGCATTGTTTTTAGGCAAGCTAGTTTGATTAGATGGTTTGATTTCCCATATTTCTACATGTCCATCATGGAAAAACACCTGTAGATCTGGATTGTATTCGTGACTTTCTCCCTGAAAACTATACTGCACAGCAAAAGGTTCGACTTCATATCTCATTACTTCTTCCAAAGCTTCTAATGATTCATATACCTCGCACTCCATGCCAGATCTATAATGAACTTCTTTTCCGTTTTTAACGGAAAACATGTATCCTTCTCTAAACTTGGGTTTTCTTTGTGTCATTTTCCCAGTTTTTGAGTTTTGATCTTTCCATATAGTGGCTCTAAATTGTCCTATTTTTGGAATAGATTGAGAAGGATGTTTGGTCTTAAAGTGTTGACGTAAGTCTCTAACGCATGCTCTACATCGCTCAAGAGGACATCTTATATATTCTCTTCCTTCTTCGTGGTTTTCTGTTATGTGGTCTGTAAATTCGTTGAAACTTGTGTGGCTAACTCCGCACACAAAACATGTGTATTGTCTTTTATCGTTTTTTTCAAAAGGAAACATATTATTTTTTCTTTGATATGTGACTCACAACATCTCTTTTATCGCATACTTTTATGCTTGGTATATCTTTTTCGCCAAATAACACAATTTTTGGATCATCTTTTTTAGATTTTGATAAATTTTTAGCCATAAATTTTATTTCTTTTCCAGGCTCTGTGGTTAAATCATCTGTATCATTTGATTTTATTTTGGCAAACACAATACGGCTATCTTCAGGAGCAGCAAAATACTCACCATCTTTTTTAAAGAAAAGAGTAAATCCTTCTTCGTCTAAGCTATTAGATATATCGTAGAATGTTTCCCAAGTCATAATTTTCATGGTTTTTTCTCTATTTGTAATCAGATATGATATATAGTTATTATGAGTAATTTATCTGGTTTTAAACAATTTGTTATTAAAGAGGAAGAAGGTCCCGAACCTGAAAACAAAATTGATTATTTTTCAGCTTTAGGAGACGAAGAAGGTATAGAGTGGTCTGATTTAGTGAAAGCTTATGAATCAGACCCACAAATATCAGCTCATTTTGGGTTGGGACAAAATATTTATAAACTTTCTCCTTGGGAAATTGTTAAAGGCTCTTTGACTCCGAATGGAGCAGATATAAGATTAAAACCACAAAGAGGTAATAGGAGTTATTTAAAAGGAAATAGATTGAATAAATCCAATTACGAAGACAATAGAAGATATCATTTAAATAGAAAAGAATTATTGAATTTTCTAACCAAAGGATGGACGCCCATAGTTCAACCAGCAGGAGGCGATATGGGAGGAGGAATGGGCGATATGGGTGGCGGAATGGGAGCGATAACTTGATGAGTTTTAAAGAATGGTTCAAATTACAAGAAGTTGGCACATCCACAGCCTCTGTGGCTCCTTTTATTCGTCCCTTATTTGGTGGGCCTGTAACAAGGATGTATCCTGACCCTGTCACTATAGAAATAGATCCATTTTTTAAAAAGAAAAAAAATTCTCGTCTTGATCAAAAATCTGATATAAAGTAATATCAAAAAGTCAGATTTATTCTTGGGATCAAAGCATGAGTGTTAAATTTGTTTCTATAACACCGGACGCAGAGAAGCTAATGGCATACTGCGCCAGAGTCAGCAATCCGGCCAATCAAGACTCTGAAAATTATTCTAGACTTTTGAAATATTGTATAGATAATTCTCACTGGTCCATATTTGAAATGTCGAACATGGTTCTAGAGATCGATACAACCCGAGCTATCGCCGCACAAATTTTACGGCATAAAAGCTTCAATTTTCAAGAATTTAGTTTAAGATATTCGGATGCAACACTGCTATCAGAGGATATTCCGCTTTTCGATCTTAGAAGACAAGATACTAAAAATAGACAAAATAGCATCGATGATATATCTGATGAAATAAAAGTGAAATGGAATGCTCGTATCCGTGAACATTTCTCAAAAGCAAAATCAATTTACGACGGAATGATTGCGGATGGCATAGCAAAAGAGTGTGCTAGATTCGTGCTTCCGTTGAATACGCCCACTAGACTATACATGCAGGGAAGCATTAGGTCGTGGATACATTATATTTCTCTTAGAGAAAAAAACGGCACACAAAAAGAACACATGCAAATAGCATGTGATGCAAAGAAGATTTTTTGTGAACAGCTTCCGATTGTCTCAGAAGCTTTAAATTGGAGTTCTAAATTAGGAGATCAAACATGATCAAAGTTGTTAAATTGGTTACGGGCGAAGATGTGGTTGCGGATGTTGAGTGTACACCTGTAAGTATCATTCTAAAAAACCCACAAAGGTTTATGATGACGCAGGAGGGTATCGGTTCTATTCCGCTTGTGCCGTTCTCATCAGATAGCAAATATGAAATCAACATGAATCATGTGGTTTTAATATGTGAACCAGATCAAGATATAAAGAACGGTTATAACGCTCAACATGGAAGTGGTATTGTCATACCCACAAATGACAAAATAATTCAGTAGCTATTTTCTGCGAGCCATACTCGATTGTAGTATGGCTCGCAGAAAAAAACTGATTAACAAAAAAGTTAAAAAACTTATACAAAAAAAATGTTATTTTTGTCCTTGTGACATCTATGACTTATTGGATGTACATAGAATAGTTCCGGGTAAAGAAGGCCACGGTTATATCGAAACAAACACTGTTGTTTGTTGTTCTTTGTGTCATCGAAAGATTCACGCAGGTATAATTAAGATTGACAGATTTTACCCTTCTACATCTGGACAATTAGTTCTGCATTACTGGGACCAAGAAGTAGAGTGTTGGAAGTGATTAGGCTGAAGGCAATCCACCTGCTCCGTGATTGTCTACTGGTTCCATTCTGTCCATCATCGCAGGATGCATCAAAGGACCAGTGAGAGAAACCTTGCCTGCTCCCATTATGGGGTTTTTCTGTAAATCTGATACATCTACCATTCTGGTAATTATGCCTTTGCTGTCATTTCCTGGAGTGTTGTTGTCCAGAGAAACACTCAGTAATATCTTACCATTTCCACCATCTTTTAATTCTACTAAATATGGACCTACTTGAGTAGAAGACGATTTGCCAACATATGATTCCATCCAACCTTTAAATGTTTTCACGATTCCTCGCTTGGTTCAAAATCTATATCTGATTCTGTTACTTTTTTCTCTATTGCTTCGATGATCATCTTGGTTGCTTTAGTAACATTTTGTCTTCTTGCTTTTATATCATCGCCTTTAGCTCTCCAAAGAGCTAGATAGTTTGGAGTGTCTTTTGTTTCGAATCCAAAATGATGGCAAACTATAAAAGCAGTTGTTTCTGCATCTATTTCTTTTTGTTGTTTAGAAGATTCTTTTTCTAATTTAGAGCGGGGGCCGTAGTCTATGCCCTTTTCAAGCCAATGTAGAACTTCGTGGGCTGTTTCATGAACCAATGTGCTGAAAAGATTAACTCCTTTAAACTTATTGTTTATTGTTATTTTACCGCCGAATGATTGACCACCTAATTCGCTAGAAAGTTCTTGGTAATCAACATGTATTTTTTCTTCTTTTAGCCAATTGGTCAAAGCGTTTATCAAGACATTCAATTCTTCTACGTCTTCGTTTGCATCCTTACTCCAGTCTTTTCTGTTTACCGGACTGAATACATTAGGATGACCTGGAATGGGTTCTGTTGCTGTGACGTCATAAACCTTTACAGCTTTAAAATATTTAAGTTGTCTTTTTTCTTTTTCTCCTGTATTTGGATTTTCTTTTTCTATGTTTTTAAAATTTGGGGCAAATATTACAATTCCTTTTGACCAATCATGAATAGTTCTTCCCATTTTTGTCCAATTTGTCGGAGAAGCAACATGTTGTGCTTCTCCTTTTGTTTGGGTCCATATTAACATTTGATTTGTTAGACTGTAATTGTGGAATTTAGAAGAGAAAATTAAAAAATTTCTTATAAATGATTGCTTAGTAGCCTCGTCAGTCAAATTGGCAACATGTTCGATCATTTTTTCTATATTTGCTACTAAATTTTTTAATTTAGAATCTTCTCCTTCGCTTTTCATTGCTTTAGTTAAATCGGCCTGCATGTTGTGGAGAAGTTGATCGGCTTTGGTTTTATTGGAATCATCTGATGTTTCTGGCGGAGTTATTTGTGGCGGAGAACTAGGAGCTTCGGGTCTTTTTTCATCTGCTCCGCTTAGATCGACGCCTAGACTGATAAGTGTTGATTTCATTTGGTCTGTAATTTTATCTTCCAGTGTGCTCCAAGTGCCTTGGAAGTATCTAAAACCCATTTTTTTCAACTCATCTTTAATTGGAAATGTGTTTCCATAAAGTATAACAAAGTTTTGTTGGGGATTTTTAGGGTTCGCCTTTTTATAGCTTCTAACGACCTCTTCAGATATAAGCCAGCTTTTAAATGATATCATATAATTCCTAATTATTAACCGTAAAGATATATATATTCTAAATGGAGGATTTTATGGGTTCTTTTTCTAAGTGGTTAAAGCAGAGACGTTTATCTGAGGACGATCAGAATTCTGAATTCAATAAACAAATAGATGCCTCTATAGCTCAAGCAATGGTCAAAACTCCATCAAATCGACCACCAAATCCTGCGATGATAGCCAGTCAGGTTTTAAAAGATCCAAGAATTAAACAAGTAGTACCCAAGGGTTTGAAGCCAGACCCCAATCAAATTCAAGACAAAGTGTCAAACACTGTAAGACAAAACCAGCAGAACCAGCAAAATCAGCAAAGAAAAACCACAACGGTACAATCAACGCCAAGAATTATGTAATTCAAAAGAAAGCAACATAACTCTATTAGTTTATGATTTCTTCATTGGGCGACGGATTAAATATACTTATTTCTTGTGACCACATACCAGGTCATAGCTGGATGGCATATGTTTGCTGGTATTCTATTTCAAAAAATTTACCAGAAGCAAAAGTCTTTGTTGTTTCTAGAAGAAAAAACGTCACAGGAAATCTTTTTCTATGGACGAAAAAAGTAAACATCCCTTTCCAGATGTATAATGGGGAATATTCGCTAAGTAACTTAGCGGGATTAACTGATAGACCAATGTTGATAGTTCCTCCTGAATCTGTCGCCATAAGAGATTTTGAAGAGGCGAAAATTGATCCCAGCTCTATAAATGATGTCGTTTTGTTAAATTCTCCATTTGTTTGTGATTCTAAAGAAGATGATGCTTGTGTATTTTCTTCTTATTTTAACGGATGGGGAAATTTTGTTTTATCTGAGTGGATATATAATGTGAATTGTCCACTGACTACATCAGGCTCTAAAAGATTTTTAAAAAACATTATGACCATTAACGAGATACGAATTGGGCAAGTATGGAATGCCAGCATTCCTTTGTTTCAAGGGATATCGGCAGGGAAACAATGAGAAGATTTAATTTCGAAGATGATGATCAAGATAATGAAAGAGATGTGGACCCTAATGAGTACATCATAGGTCCAGAAGAATATAATGAGATACTTGAGAGTGAAATAAATTTATATGAACGTAAATTTAAAAATTCTCAACAACAAATGAACTATAAATTGCTTTTAACATCTTTGAAAATGTTAAAAACTTCTTTTTGGTGGAATTTTTACTCATTGAATACTAAACTAAATTATATTCAAAAAACTTGTACAAAACTAAAAGAATTAGTACAGGTTGAAGACGAAGAACAATAGAAAACAGGTGATTTATTCCAAGATATGACTTTCAGTGCAAAAAATGTGAAAATATTTTTGAAGAAATGGTCCCATACGACGATACTGGAAAATACAAAACAGTAAAATGCCCAGAATGTGGATCTAGCAAAAAAGAAAAAATAATGTCATTCTGTAGTTTTAATTTTTCTAATCCTATAGGAACAGATAGGTGGAACAATGAAAGATCAGGGCACGATTATAGGTTCAAGCATAACCTTCCAAACGTTATCAAACAAAGAAGAGCAGCAGAGGTTGCTCAAAAGACTTCTAGTCCATATAATAAGATAAATGATTTGAATAGAAACGATTCCTGGGGAGAGGCTAAGTAAGCTTTTCTTTTTTATGCTTTCTGCTTATAATAATTTCAACATCAACTTGATTGATTGTTTGATTTGTTATATAGTATCTTTTACCAATCGGGAGATAACAAATGACGGAATATGTACAGTCCACCGAATCAACCGCTCTCAAAAATATATTAACCGGATTTAACAAGGAAGAATTTAAGAATTTAAATTCTGAAATGAGTTTTAGCGAGTATCTAGATCTGCTAAAGCAACAGCCCTCCCTGCTAAGAAATGCTTGGCAGAGTATTTATGAAATGATAATCGAAAAAGGATCAAGCACTGTAGAGGAATACAGAAAGACCTACATTCATTATAATTTCTTTGACGATGCTGACTTGCCAATAGTAGGATTGGCTCCCATGAAGGACGCATTGGTCAAATTTATCAAGGGAGCAGCAGGAGGTTACGGAACAGAACGTAGAATCCTGCTGCTCCATGGGCCTGTAGGAAGCTCCAAATCAACGACATGTAGATTGTTGAAAAGAGGACTAGAGAAATATTCCAAGACAGACGCAGGAGCGTGGTATTCCTTTAAGTGGGTCAATCTACCAACAGGATCAGACGGAATATATACAGACTCAACATGTGACTGTCCAATGCACGAACAGCCACTGAAATTGCTTCCTTTGGATGTTAGACTACCATTTATCAAGGAATTAAATAGTATATTTGAGAGCTCGCTGCCAGAAGAAAGAAAGGTAGATGCATACACGCTCAAGTGCTCTGATGATCTCGATCCATTATGCAAGAAGTTTATGGGGACACTTCTCAAAAAATATAATGGAGATCTTGAGAAGGTGCTTGAACAACATATCCGTGTTGTTCGAAAAGTACATAGTGAATCTGAGCGTTGTGGTATCGCAACATTTCAGCCAAAAGACGAGAAGAATCAAGATAGCACAGAACTTACTGGCGATATTAACTTCCGACAAATAGGTAGTTTTGGTTCAGATTCTGACCCAAGAGCCTTTTCTTTTGATGGTGAATTTTGTGCCGGTAACAGAGGAATGATAGAGTTTATCGAAGTGCTTAAATTAGATACAGCTTTCTTGTACGACTTGCTAGGAGCCAGCCAAGAACAATCTATTAAGCCTAAAAAGTTCGCACAGGTTTCTATTGATGAAGCAATTTTTGGTCACACCAATGACCCAGAATTTCAAAAGCTAAAGAGCAACCAGTACATGGAAGCCTTTAGAGATAGAACAACAAAGATTGACGTTCCATACACTTTGAAATGGTCTGAAGAATTAAAGATTCTCGAAAAAGATTACGGACCAAGCAAGGTGAAGCAACATATAGCTCCTCACACATTAGAGATAGCAGCTTTATTTTCAGTCCTTACCAGATTAGCAGAAGACAAAGATGGCAAAATATCTTTAACTGAAAAAGCGGAACTTTATGATGGCCGACTTTTGCCAGGTTGGACAGAAGACAGCGTTAAAGAGATGAAAGATAAATATCCAGATGAAGGTATGTCTGGCGGCGTTTCTGTTAGATATCTTCAAGATAAGATATCTAACTGTCTAGCTAACAATCATGAATATGTAAATATGTTTATGGTTCTTAACGAGCTTAAAGATGGATTAGATAATTCTTCTTTGTTTAACAACAAAGAGCAGGTAGGCAAGTATATTTCATGCGTTGATCTTTCTCTTAAAAAGCTAACAGAAATTTTGAAGTCAGAAGTTCAAAAAGCTTTGGTAGGAGACGAAGATGCAATAATCAGATTGTGTACAAATTATATTGATAATATAATGGCTTATATTAATCGGTCAAAAATTAAAGATCCGATCACAGGACAAGATAGAAAGCCAGACGAACGATTGATGAGACAGATTGAAGAAAAGATTCAAATCCCAGAAACAGGGGCCGAAGATTTTCGTCGTCAAATTGCTGCTTTTATAGGAGAACTATCTCATAAAAACAAGCAATTTAAATGGGATTCGAATCCGAAGCTTCGAAAAGCTCTGGAAGCAAAGCTTTTTGAAGATGTAAAAGATACCATTAAGCTTTCTGCTCTAAGCATAACTGGATCAAGCGTTGTTGACAAAAATATCCAAGAAAAGATAGATGCAATCAAAACCAGACTTGTTAAGCAGTATGGTTATAATGACCGCTCTGCAACAGATGTCTTGGAATTTGTAGGATCTATTTTTAGTCGAGGCGACACCGCAGAAGATGATTGATTATCATGAAAAATAAAAAAATATTAATTATTTTGTGTTCTTTGTTGCTTTTATTCTTGTTAGGATGGTATTGTACAAGATTCCTTCCTGATCCTAGAATTGTAGAAATTTTAGAAATGCAACAAAAAATACAAAATAATATAAAAAATAATGGTCCTGCAAATTTAGAAGAGGCAAAAGAAATAGCAGCCAGTGCGGCACAGATTAGAGAAAAAATCAATAGCTTGCCTGACAACTTAAGGCAAAAGATGAGAGGATCAGGCGGTAGAAATTTTCAAAACAATATGAATTACAAAATCAACGCTTACTTTTCTTTGCCGCCATCCAAAAGAAAGATGGAACTAGACAGACAAATAAAACAAGACGAAATGATGAGGCAAGCATATAGCTTATTAAGCAACAATGGCAACAATGGAAACAATCAAAATCGAAATCAAACTGGACAAAACAATCAAAACAATCAAAACAATCAAAATCGAAATCAAACAGGACAAAACAATGGTGCTAAATCTCGTATAGACAGAACCAGTCCTGAACAGCGAGCCCAATATACAGAATATCGCAGAGCGATGGATGTTCGTCGTAAAGAGCTTGGTTTATAAAATTGCGAAAGGCGGCAGGCAGATAACCCGCTAATCTGCCTGCCGCTTTGGGGGAAATAAAAATGAAAAATTATTGGTTAGGTACCGCTAAGAAAAAAAGAATGCTAACCAGCATCGATGATGTTGGTATGGAAGTATGGAGCAAAGATGGTACTCTAGGCGACTTCTTGAGCGGACTTAATAAAGAACAAAAATCATTTATAATGTCCATGAGTATGGCTGATTTTATTTGCGAAATCAACGAAGACAGATTCATCATCGAATTGATTCATACAAACTAGAAATTAGGTGAACTTTGCCTCGCCGTATAGAAGAAGACCATAAAGACTTTAGAGATGTGGTTTCTGGAAGAATCCGGAAAGCACTCAAGAAGTTTATAAAGAGTGGGCAGATTGTTCGCCATCGTGGTAAAAATGGCAAAATATCTATTACTATTCCAAAGATAGATATTCCCCATATTGTCTACGGCAATTCTGGAGAAGGCGTTGGGCGAGGTCAAGGACAAGATGGTGAAGTTATAGGCCAAGATCCTAAACCTGGAAAAGGAAATAAAGCAGGTGAAGTAGAAGTAGAAGGAATAACAATAAACTTAGACCTAGAAGATGTTCTAAAGTTTATGCAGGAAGAATTAAAACTTCCAAACTTAAAGAAAAAGCCTAATGAAACTTACGAAGAAGTAAAAATAAAATACAATAATATCTCGCTCATCGGGCCTGAATCATTAAGACACAATCGTCGCACACTTATGCAGACGTTAAAAAGGCAAGCAGCAGAAGGAACACTAGAAAAACTATCAGTAGTTCCAGGTTTAAAAGACCCCGTTAGAATACTAAAACCAATAAATGACGATAAAAGATACAGACAATTCAACGAGATAAAGATACCCTCCAGCAACGCTTTGATAGTTTTTGCAAGAGATGGTTCTGGATCTATGGATTCTACCAAATGCGATATAGTATCTGATATGAGCTGGTGGATAGACACATGGATCAGAAGATTCTACGATAGAGTAGATAGGCTGTATGTCTGGCACGATACAACTGCTATTGAAGTAGATGAGGAAAAATTCTATAAATATAGGTTTGGCGGCGGCACCACATGTAGCAGTTCTTTAAAATTTATAGCAAAACAATTTGAGAATAGATACCCACCAGAAAAGTGGAATATATATGTTTTTTATTTTACAGATGGAGAAAACTGGGAAGGCGACAATCAAGTTTTTATCTCTACTCTACAAGAAGAGTTTAATTCAGATGTTGTTAACTTCACAGGTATAACTCAAATTTTATCTTCTGTGAGAGGCGGTAGCGTGAAAGATGATGTAGATAACGCTATCGATGACGGAACATTAAATCCAGAATATGTAAGGACTGCTTCGGTAGGAGAAGGAAATCCTTATTGGTCCTCTGCTGTTGAAGAAGATAGAAATAAAGAAATCATGAAGGCTATCAAGAAATTATTAGGCAACCCAGAAATTATACAAGATGAGGAAAGTTAAATGGATAAGAAAAAAATATACGATCTGATTAATAAGATTCAAATTAATCTCAACGATGTTCTAAGAGAAATTAATTCGGAATCCGAACCCGTAGCTGCACATGTAGCTACAGCCGCTTTGGAGGCTAAGGATACATCATCAGATAAGCATTTTGAAGAGCTTAAAATTTTATTGGCTTCGGATGAGTGGCCAGAAGCAGTTCTTGATTTCCAAATAGTAAATCAAGATTCCGAAGAAGAAAAAATGGATAGAGCAGAAGGAATTGTCGATATATTGGTACAAGAAGAAATTCAAGATAAAAAGTTTTTGGATTTTGGATGTGGCGAAGGACACATGGTCAAATATGCATCAAAAGACTCGGCAATAGCTGTTGGTTATGATATAGCTAAGCCAGAAAAGTCAAAGTTTAACTGGGAAGAAAAAGAAGACAAATTTCTTTTAACAACAGATTTTGAAAAAGTTAAAGAAGAAGGTCCATATGATGTAATTATGATATATGATGTTATCGATCATGCAGAAGGTGATCCGGTAGATATCTTGATAAAAGCAAAGTCTGTATTATCAATCGGCGGCAAAATATACATGAGGACACATCCTTGGTCTTCAAGACATGGCGGACATCTATACAGAAAAATCAACAAAGCTTTTGTTCATCTGGTTTTCACTCAAGAAGAATTAGAGCTTATGGGGTATACTTTTGAAGAAAAGCATACTAAGGTTATTTTTCCTATAGCCACATATGCTGGTTACATAGAAAAAGCCAAATTGAAAAAGAAAGGCGAACCAGATATTGAACATCAGACGCCAGAAGATTTTTTCAAAAACAGTAATATTGTTAGTTCTAGATTGAAAAGACTAACACCAAATGGCAAGGACTTTCCAGAATTTCAAATGTCTCAATGCTTTCATGATTACGTATTAGTGAAGTGAGAAGGAATATTCATGTCAAATAAATTCATGCATGGTTCGCCTATTCTTTTAGGCGACAATACCGTACCGGGCGTAAAACTTTCAAAAGAATTGAAACAATACGCCCCTAAAATTTTACAAGCTTGTAGAGACTGGGGACTAGATTTTTATCCCACAGTAGTGCAACTTCTAACTTATGACGAGATAAGCGAGATAGCTGCTTATAACGGCTTTCCAGTTAGATATCCGCATTGGTCTTTTGGCATGGAATACGAAGAACTACAACGTGGATATGAATTCGGGCTTCACAAAATTTATGAAATGGTAATCAATACAAATCCCTGTTACATCTACTGTTTAAGCAGCAATACGCTTCTTGACCACCTGACAGTTATTGCTCACGCCACAGGTCATAATGATTTCTTTAAGAATAACATATATTTTAGTGCCACAGATACAAATATGTTGAACAAGATGGCGAATCACGGCACAAGGATTCGTGGATATATGACCAGATGGGGAAAAGAGAAAGTAACAGAATTTTTAGATTGGGCTATGAGAATACAAACACTCATAGACGGATCAGAAGCTTGGTCAGAAAAGATATCTAAAAACGTCATTATCAGAGATGAAAGAAAGTATAGACATCCAAGAAGATTGACAGTTGATAAAAGCAGGCTTTATATGGAGCCTTTTATAAACACAAAAGAATATATTTCAAAAGAAAATGAAAGAGTTCAAGAAGAAGATATCGCTGAAGAGCTTGGTTTGTTCAAAGAACCTACAAAAAATATATTGGGATTCCTAAGAGATAACGCACCATTAAAACCATGGCAAGCGGATATTATTTCGATGCTTTATGATGAAGCTATGTATTTTTATCCACAAAGACAAACTAAAACTTTGAACGAAGGCTTCGCTAGTACAGTAGACAGTGTGATAATGGCAGAACAAGGTTATGTTTCTCTTGGTCAAGAGGGAGATGATCATGGTATTATTGAGTATTCACAACACAAAATGGGTGTTTTAGGCGGTAAGTATTCTACTAATCCATACAAACTAGGTTACAACCTTTTAGCAGATATTCGAGAAAGATGGGATAAAGGGCAGTTTGGAACAGAGTGGGAAGACTGCAAAGATATGCGGAAAAAAGAATCTTGGGATCTAGAAACAAAGCTAGGCAAAGAAAAAATATTTGAAGTAAGAAAGTATTATAACGATCTTACTTTAATTCATGAGTTCTTTACCGAAGAGTTTTGTAGAAAACAAGAGTATTTTAACTGGGTTCATTATCCTAATGGTGAGTTTAGGCTTGAAAACCGTGATTATAAAAAGATTAAGACACTTTTGATGCGAAAGCATGTCAATGGAGGTCTGCCAGACATACGCCTTACAGAGCCCAATTACAGAGGCGATGGTTCAATGATGTTGGAGCACTTTTATGACGGTAGAACTTTATATGAGCCATATGTATCAGATGTTTTAATGGCAATACGGTCTATTTGGGGCAAAGATGTATTTTTATCAACAAAAGATGTAGATGGAAACGAAAAAGTGTATTGTTGCTACGGTACTAATTTTGAAAAAGATGTAGAAGTGGTAAGTAGAGAAGATCACGTTAAAAATTCGTGAAAACACGCCCTATATATTTCCATGAAATCATCATTTGCAATATATTGCAACAATAAAGAAAAATACGACGAAGCTTTTTTGGACTCTATGACCAAAAGTTATAGAACTAATTACAATCAGGCCCAACAAGGAACTAATCAAAATTACGATAAATACTCGGATGTTGCCAAACAAGCATTATCAAAAGCTGGCGATACTGCGAAATTTCTTTCTCAAAAAACTGGTGTGCCGCTTCCCTTAGCAACAGCCTTGATAGCAGCAGGAATGACAGGTGGACCAGCCGCTATTCCATTTGCTGCTCTTCTTTATTTCGTTAAACAACCATTGATGAAGGGTGCGAACAAAGCATTCGATGCAACATGGGATACAGGTGCCAGAGCCGTACAGGGTGTTAAAAATACTCTATCTGGAAAACAACCCGTTCAAAAACAGACTAGTTATTCCAGTCCCGGTTGGGCGGGCAACGCCACGGAATCATTCAGAGCATTTATAGAAGCAGACTCTTGGGGAGATTGGGCGGGAGAGAAGTTGGGTGGAGCTGCCGGAACTATTGCTGGAAATGTGTCAGGATATGGCGGAAAAGTAGCTAGTTCGATAAGCAGTAGAATTAAAGAAATTGGTCAATATGCAAAAAACAATCCAAAAGAAATTGCAAGGTTTGCATTTTTGGTTGGTGCCGGTGCTGCTATTGGTGCTGGAGTAGGAAAAATAACCCACGAAGTACAAGATTTCATAGTGCAAAAAATAAAAGATCAAGGAATAGATCCAGAAGTTCTCGACTGGGCGAAACACAATATTGTGTTAAATAAAAAAGGCTCAGGAAACAACTTAAGTGGGAAAGTAAATACTTCTAATACTGGTCATGACGTAAAACACCCTTCCTTCATAGACCCAGAAACAGGATACGAAGTAAGCCCAGAAGCAAAACTCGCTACTGGAGGAAAAATGATGAAAAGATTCGGTGCTCCCGACCAAGAAGATATAGCAAATATTGGTGGCAAAGGAAATATTTTGTCTAAAGACGGCATGGGAGTTGGAACAACAATATCGAATACGAGCAGTGCTGGAACTACAAATACGACTCGGATATCTGTACCAGAAAGTCCAGATTTAAGAGACTCATATAGAGATGCTGCTAAGGTACTTCAAGGCGAATATAAACCTGGAATTTTTGGAGGAATTTTTGGAGGCAAAGCAGAAAGAGGAGATGCGGTTGATCATATGGTTAATTCATCTCCTACTGACCTCACAAGAACAATAGACTTAAAGCCGGCAGGCACCGCCTTGAATCATTATGGTCATAGTCGTTCTGAAGAGATTGCTAAAAGATTGGCTGCTGCCAAAGCACAATTCTCACCCGATAACTACACCACCCCAGCCGCTATAGCAGGTGGCGTAGTTGGAGGAACAGGAAATAAAAGACGATAGACGATAGATATTTACACAATGGAGAAAAACATGGAAAAAAATGATTATCTTTTGACTGATGAGTTTGTTGCATTTTCACAGAAAATAGCTCAAATTCTTGAACTAAAAAAAGCTAAAAAGCTAGAGCTTAAAACTTTTTATGAGAATGTACAGAATGATCTAAAAAATCTAGAAGAACAGGCTAGAGTAGCCGAAGCAGAATTTGAAGAATTCAAACAAAGCAAAATGGAAGCAGAATAGGAGTTTTGTGGGAACTTTCGCTTCATGGCTCAGTCTGAAGGAGATGGCTTACGTAAGTAAGCAGCCTGTATATTTGGACGAGAGCGATATTGAATATTTAAAACAATTTCCTGCTCAGTTTTGGGCACAAGCTCTTAAAATGAGATATAATGATTTCATTTTAAATGCATTTAAAAGAAGCCCCGGCGAAGTTTCCGGTGCTGTAGGTCAGGGTTGGTCTGATATTCAACAAGTTCATTTTGTTGGAGATAAAAGACATATTAATCCAATGGGCTTCAGCGGAAAAATACACACAGGGATTACTGTTTTATTGCAAAAACTAAAAAGATTGGGATATGACTTCAGTGGAGTGAACCCTTCTGCATCAACTTCTTTGTATTTAGGCCTAATGAAGCCTGCTCTTGCCAATAAGTTAAAAGCAGAGCTTATCAGTACTATTAGTGCGGAAAGTGTTCAAAAATATAAAAAACTTGCTTCACAATATAGAACGCAAGGACGTTTGGTTCCAAAAGAAGTCGTTGCATTATTAAATCCAAAGCCTAATATAGTTTATTTTGTTCCTAACAAACTAATGTCAAATAGACATGACCCAGAACCTGGTTATTCTGGAGATTCATATTATGAAAGAGTTTGGAATGAATTCAAACCAAAGGTAAACGAAATAATAAACTACTATGTCAAAAATTTGGACAAAGTAGCAAGAAATAAAACTAATGCAATTTATTGGGGAACGGGAGCAAAAGACGAACACGGACAAACTTTAACTCAACAGCTTTTTAATTATACTAGATCAAACTGGAAGAATATTAAGCATGATGAAAAATCTATCAAAAATTACATTATATTGAAAATAAATACTATATTGCAAAATGGAATTATCTCAAGAAGATTAGATGATCAATTGAAGTTAAATGGAATTAATATGTACGATGTGATAAAAAAATTAAATTGGTCGCCGGAAGTTGCAAAAAACTTTATTGATAGCAATAAAACGCATGGTAATATCTATTCTCTAGTAGACGCAATCAATAAGCTAATAGGCAAGAGTTCCAAGAAAAGAAACACAGGGTGAAATGAGCTATAAATGTGTTGGTGGTTGTATGAACGATGAAATACATGAGTCTTCTGAAAACGAAGCTATAATGGGTATGTTTTTCGCTGTATGTCCAGAAACAGGCAAAGTACACCAATATAGCCTATGCGATCAGAAAAATGTTTGGGAGTTTGTTGGAGAACTAGAGCTTCCAAATTGACCGATAATAGAAAGCAAATATGAGAGAGTTTTTAGATTTTTTAAATGAAGAGCGAACCAGAAACAAAGGGGCTAAAATAAAGATTTTAGCAATCCAAGGATCTGCTAGAAACGAGGATTGCTGCCCAGATCATGAATCTAAAAGTTATAGATTGTTAAAAAATGCTATTAAAGATAGAAAAGATGTGATTTTTGATGTAATAGATTTATCTGTTAAGTGCGACGGCAACATCATTCAACCTTGTAAAGCTTGTGTAAGCACGGCTGGAGGTATTCATTGCCATTTTCCTTGTTCATGCTATAGCAAAGGAAGCAAAATAAAAGATTTTATGCATGAGGAAGATGTTTATAAAAAATTAGAAAATTGCGACGGATTCGTTGTGTTCTCCCCCATTAACTGGGACGCCCCCAGTAGCGTAGTAAAAAGTTTCTTTGACCGATTAGTGTGTTGTAATCTTACCCTAAATATGGAAGATGCCAAAGAAATATTAGGAGATGATTTAAAAAATAGTGCGGTTACACGACCATTGGCAAAAAGCGGAAAGTATAACGATTTATTGAAAAATCACTTAGAAGGCAAGTACGCAGCTTTCTTTATGCAAGGCGACAACGGAGCCGATGACTATAACGACATCAAAAAACCAGATTCTTATATTGAATATACAAAAAACAACAAAAACGTAAACTCAGATCCCATTAAGAGTATAGAACCTATCGTCAAACAAATGGTTTACTCCGGAATTTACGTAAAAGAAGGATGTGTAGATGGTTTAATATCTGGGTTCGGAACAGATTATCCAACAAATGACGATAAACTGAAACAAGAATTATTTCGACGTTCTCGAAAAGTTGTCGATAATTTGATTGGTCACATATTAAAATGAGCTTTGATGAAACTATCATTTAAAAAATACATTAGCGAAGGTATTGAAGCTGACACCCCAGAATCCAAAGAATTAAGAAAATTGGTGGACAATGGAGAATATCAGTCTGGCGATTGTTATGTTTGTTCAAGAAGATTTGCGATGAAAATAGATGGTGATTATGTAGAAGGCGTGTTGACAGGCGGAATTCCCAAAAGAAGAATACTTCATGCTTGGGTTGAAAAAGATGGTTTCGCCTATGACCCCACAACTCCAGAAGCATTAACCAAAGATGAATATTACAGAATATATGATGCTAAACCTCATTACAAAGCAGACGGAGTCAAAGCAACTTTAAAATCATCAAAAGAAAATAAACCGGGACCAGTTGGAGATGTTCCAAATGGATTCGAGTTTAAAGATAATGTTTGGAAACAAATATAGAAAAAGCTTGACTCATCTTTAAATTTATCTATAATAATTTGACTAGCCTTAATTAAAAGGAAATCAAATGATAAATTTGTCAAATGTTGCTGACAGCGTTTCTATATTAATCAGAGATAATTCTACTTTCGAGAGACTGAAAACAGATTTTCCAGATATTCTAGCCGATTTGGTCACATTTAAAGACAATCCTAATTGCTCTTGTAGAGGAAGAGTTTTTAAATTCTTCACAGATAAAGTAGAGCAGACCCCAGATATTCTAAACAAATACATATTTGATCCAGAGTTTTTGTCTAGAGAACTACACTTAATCAACAATCAAAGAGCAGAAAATAATTACGCTGGAAAAGTAATGTCTGTTGAAAAAACAGAACAAGCTTGGCGTGATTTTACAAATTCGCTAACAGGAAAGACTTTTAGAAGTTTCAGCGTTGCGGAAAGAGAAAATTCTGTCATGGTGTATTTCCTATGATTTTTCTTTATTATTTAATTTGTTCTTTAGGAATTTCCTATGCTTGGAGCGACACTGAAATAAGTGTTCCCGCAAGGAATTTTGTTGCAAAGTTTGCTTTTTTTAGAAAACTTCTTTTGTGCCACGAATGCTCCAGCTTCTGGATCAGTCTGGCTTTAAGCTTGTTTTTGAATCCATTTGATTCTTATTGCTTACCTATTATCAGTAATATTTTGAGTGCGTTTTGTGGCTTTTTCGTTAATCTTTTCTTTGTAAGAAAGCATATTATTCCTTATAAGGATTGAAAAATGAATAGATTTGATTTAGAAGAACAGATGTCTGCTTGCTGGAATACAAAAGACGATATTGACTTATTGTGCGAGTCAATTCTTAAAAACGATATGTCAAAAGATGAAATTTCAAATGCGTTGTTGGGAATTTCACAATTGCACGAAATGAGATGCCATAGAACTTTTGAAACCTTTAAAGTTCTTGTTCATAATGGAACGATTGGCTCGATTGATTCGGATGATAATTTTCTTGAATAAAATAGCAGAAGTCAATGAGCGAATTATATAAAAATAAAAGATATTGCCCCAAATTAAAAAGCTTGCATGATAGCAATGGCAAAGAATTAGCAAAAGAAATTATGAAGGATGTGCTTAATGCTGAATTGATTACAACAAACGAAAAAGAGGATCAAGGCGATTTTTCGGACGGCTTTTGGGATCAAAAATACCGTCTTCCAGATGGATGTTGCGTTGAAGAAATCAAAGTAGAACCCGAGATGAAAGATGCAAAATGGTGGGGAGATAAATTTTCTTTAGCTCGTCCTTTCCAATACTCAACAATGGATATACCTTCTAGAAAAGAAAAAAATCAATCGCATCTCCATATTGTTATTAGCACATGCAAAAAATATGCTTTTTTAGTTACAAGGTTCGCAATGAACAATTCTGGTCCGTTTAAAACAAAGAAAACAAAATATGAGCCTGAAGGTGCGAGTTACTATAATATTCCAACAAAACTTGGCCGGTTTGTTAAAAAAGTCAATAACCGTTGGCGGTTAATACCAAAAGATTCCCGATGAATCAGTTGCTATGCAAAATTATTTTTGTGATCTATTATAAAGATTTAAATAACTTCTCATCATATTTCAACTTAAGGAACTATAATACTATTAAATAATCACGAAATATTTAGTAGCAAATGAAAAAAGACACCAAAGAAACATTCGTTGAAAAAGCTAAGGAAAAGCATGGAGACAAATACTGTTATGATTTAGTAAAATACGTTAACAGCAAAACGCTTGTCGAAATTATTTGCAACGAGTGTCGTGAGCTTTTCTGGCAATTACCATATAATCATTTGCAAGGAAAAGAATGTCTACCATGTGCTACTAAAAAAAGAGCAGACACCAAAGAAACATTCGTTGAAAAAGCTAAGGAAAAGCATGGAGACAAATACTGTTATGATTCAGTAAAATACGTTAACAGCAAAACGCTTGTCGAAATTATTTGCAACGAGTGTCATGGGCCTTTATGGCAAAAACCCCAGAATCATACGAGCGGAGACGGATGTCTACCATGTGCTAATAAAAAAAGAGCAGACACCGAAGAAACATTCATTGAAAAAGCTAAGGAAAAGCATGGAGACAAATACTGTTATGATTCAGTAAAATATGTTAACAGTAGAACGCCTGTCGAAATTATTTGCAAAGAGTGTCATGAGCCTTTCTTGCAAAGACCGTATAATCATACGCAAGGATACGGATGTCCACTTCATAAATCTTCAAAAGGAGAATTAGCTATTTTAGAGTTTTTTAAACGTCGTGGTCTTAAAGATGAGAAAGACTTCTTTCGTGAGCACAAAACCAAAACCTGCCGCATAGACTTTGTCTTGCCAAAAGAAAAACTTTTAATAGAATACAATGGGCGTCAACATTATATTCCCGTTAGCTTTGGCTCTAAGCAAAAAGATGCCCCACAAAAAAAATTAGAAATAAATATTAAAAACGACTACAAAAGAATAAGGTTTTGTACAGAGAAAGAAGGTTATTATCTTTTAATTATTCCGTATTGGGATTTTAAAAACATAAATCAAATACTGAACGACTATTTGAAGGGGAAAAATCCAACTTTCTCTGAGCCGCCCCCAGAAGTTAGAAAACATAAAAAGCTTAGAGCCAAAATCAGGAAAGAATTAGATATTGTTGAGGAAGAAATATTATGTGGGGTTGTGGGGTCGAAAAAACATATTTCTGTGAATCGGGTTTTATTCTGTAAAAGTTTGATATCAATCCAATAAATTAAAGCTCTTGTTTTTTACTGAGGATTGTGGTAAAAATAAAGTGCAAAGATTGATTCAAAAAACATTTCCTTTTAACTAAGAAGGGAGGGCAATTTATGGGCTTAAATTCTGATTTTAGTTCTAGGAAGGTGGAGATTGTTGGTTATGAACATCTCCACCTTCATTAGGTTATACCGATTTTAGCCTTCTCTAAGTGCCCCGCTCTAATCAGCGGGGCACTTAGAGAAAAAGAAATTGACGGATTCGGCATGGTAGAAGAGTACTCGTTAAGAGCCACTCAGATTAATCAGAAGTTTCTTACTGTGAGCGATCACGGTATGTTGGCTGTTGTTCCTAGACAAATAAGAGCTTGTGAAAAAATCAATGAAAAAAAGGGCAAGGATACTATATCCCCGATATTTTCTGCGGAGCTATATATTAATCGCCTTCAGCCAGAATCAAACGGTCTAGAAGACGTTCAGAAGTTTATTGTTGATTTAAATGAAGATGAGAAGAATGAAATAAAAGCTAGTCCTCATCTTTTAGCAATTGCGTACAACGATGTTGGCTACAAAAACCTTGTTAGACTCACTAGTTGGGGCTGGACCAAAGGTTTTTATCGTAAGCCTAGAATCAACTACGACCAACTTTTGAAACATAAAGAAGGGTTGATATTTACAAGTTGTTGCTACAACAGCGAAGTTGGAAGAGCCTTTGACAGACAAGGTGAAGATGCGGCTTTTGCTGTTATTGAACGATATGTAGAAATGGTCGGCAAAGATCACTATTACTTGGAATTAATGCTTTTGGATTTCAAGAAGCAAAAGCCTTATGACGCTTTTATAATTAAAGCTCATGAAAAGTATGGTTTGCCTTTAATTTGTTCCAACGACGTTCATTATTGTAATAAAGAAGACAGCAAGTTTCAAAGACTTATGTTAATGGTTCAAACGAAAAGAACCGTTCAAGAAATACAAACCGCCATAGCAGCAGATGACACTCAAGATTTTTTTGAGCTTCAAGATGCAAGTTTGTGGATGAAGAGTGAAGAAGAATTAAATGAAAAATGGCTGAATGAATATTCAGATGTTATTCCTTATGAGCTATTCTGTGAAGCTAAAAGAAATACTGTCAGAATTTGCGAAAAGGCCAAAGGCGTACAGCTAGATAGATCTTTGAAGCTTCCGGTGTTACCAGACGCAGATGAAATTCTCAAAGAAGAAGTAATGAATGGGTTTAAACGCAGAAACCTTCCCAAAACAAAAGAATATTTAGATCGCATCAAAGAAGAATATTCGCTCATAACAAGAAAAGGATTTGCGAGCTATTTCTTGATTCAAAAGAAGATGACGGACGAAGCCAGAAGAGCTTGTAAAGAAATATTGGGCTGGGGGGATGGAAGTCAAGCTTGTGGCCCCGGTAGAGGAAGTGCAGCAGGAGCTTTAATTTGTTATTGTTTAAGTATAACCAATGTTGATCCTGTTAGAGAGGGTTTATTGTTTAGTCGATTTATGAGCGAGGCTCGTGGTGGTAGAAGTATTTCTCTAGAGTTTAAAAATTTAGACCCTCTACCTGTTGAAGAGGTTTTCATTGGAAATTAATAAGATTTATAATGAAGATTGTTTGGAAACTATGGCTAGAATGCCAGACGATTTTGCAGACCTTTCATTTACTTCTCCGCCATACAATATGAATCTTAGAGTTTTAAAAGGGAAATATTGCTCTAGACAAATATTAAAAGAAGAATTCAGCACAAAGTATTCTGAGTTTTCTGACAATCTTCTTATAGATGAATTTTATAATTTGCACAAAAAAATTCTTGGGGAGTTGATAAGAGTTTCCAAGATAGTGTTTTACAATATATCGATTGTAACGGGGTCTAAAAGGGCCTTCTTTAAATTGATGGGAGATTATTCAAATAATATAAAAGAGTTTATTATATGGGACAAGGGACACGCTCAGCCAGCAATGCACAACAACGTTTTGAATAGGCAGCATGAATTAATTTTAGTTTTAGAAAAAGAAAATTTATCAATCAATAGAATGTTTGATAAATGTAATTTCACAAGAGGTTCTTTAAATGATATTTGGCTTGTAAAAAAGTCTAGAAAATCTGTGGATGGACACAAGGCTACGTTTCCAGAAGAACTAGTTTCTAAAGTTTTAGTTAATTTTACAAACAAAAACGATCTGGTTTATGATTGTTTTTCAGGAACAGGCACAACCGCCTATGTTTGTAAACAGCTTGATAGAAATTATATTGGCAGTGAGATTAGTCAAAAATACTATGATGTTTCTAACAAAAGATTATCTGTATAGTTAAGCCAAGAGCCTCATGTTTTGCATGAGGCTCTCTTAAATTTGGCTTTCAAGCCCTTTTTAGGGAACATTTCACACCATTGGTCGTCTGTTCATTTTGAATGGATTAGATTTCGGTGGTTTTGGGTCATCGTGGTGGTGGTGAAAGTGGTGGTGATGATGTGCGTGATGGGTTTCATCCCCCATTTTATCATCTTCATCGCCCATATCTTCGCTGCTCATGTCATCACCCATCTCTTCGTCGCCCATCTCATGGTCGCTATCCATCTCTTCATCGCCCATATCATCTTCTTCGTGATCATGATCCTCGTCGCCTTCTTCATCTTCCATGCCTTCTTCATCTCCCATTTCTTCATCACCCATGCCCTCTTCATCACCCATACCTTCTTCGTCATCACCCATACCTTCTTCGTCACCTACTTCGTCGCTATCGAGTTCATCTCCACCTTCTTCTGAGCTATCTTCATCTTCGAATTCTGGTCCAAACCCAACAGGCTTAGCTACCATCTCGTTAATTGCTCTGGTGAATTTATTTGAATAAGATTCGTTTGTTGTTAGTTTTGCGATGATTTTAAAAGATTCTTCATGATTTAGCATTTCTGTAATAAAAGAGCCTAGCATTTTGTTTCTCTTTACTTCTCTAACGAATGAGGCTACGTTCTTTTTATTGCACTTACAGGCTTCTACTACTTCTTTTGCTGTGTCGTATATTTTGCATCCACAATCAGTTTTGTTTTCTTCACTAATTTTTTTTGCAAATTCTGCTAGAGAAAGTTTTTTTGTTTTAGCTACCCACTCGCTAACACTTGTTTTTGGCCAAGTTTTCGGAGCGGTCGAGGCGGCATCTACTTTTGGCTCATACTTTAAAGCTTTGTCGCCATGATGTCCTAGAGCTTTGGAATCATCTTTATTTGGGTCCAAGCCTTGTGTGCCAGAAATATAAGGGTTGACAGTTCCAACTGGTCCATGTCCTCCAGCATTCTTGTGTTTCTTTTCACCTTCAGGCTTTGTAACTTTTCCGCCTTTATAATCAGCAACTTTATCAACAGTTGGTTTGGTTACAAGCTTTTTGTTTGTATCAAGATACTCTTGAAATGTCTTATATTTCATAGGATGCTCCTTTTTCGTATATATCAATTAACTATTAAAATTTATTTAAAATGTTTCTAATTTTACTTGGCTGAATAGAACCTAGATCTTCTACTAATTTCATGAAAGGATCTATCATTGCTTGATTTCTTGCAACGTAGTTTATTAATGACCTATATTCATTGACTTTTTCGTTTCCAATTTTTAAAGCCAATTTATTAAACAACAATTTAGCTGTTGTCTTGTTATAATCGCTTTTTTCATCTTCTTCTGGTTCTGGAGTTATAAAAGTAGTTGGTGGGCCTGAATTCCCGCCTCCGCTAAAGCTTGGCATAGGCGATAATTCTTCGTAATATTGATTTTCGCTAATTACTCCGCTTAAATAAAGAAAATATTTTTTTGATTTGTCCATTTTGTTTCCTTTTGATATTTATCAACAAATTATATAGTAATATTGCATAGATAATATAGATTCAATATTACAAGGAGGTAAAGAGTTGAAACCATCTAACAGCGCCATATACAGATTTTTTCTTATACTTGCTAGGACCATCGATCATCGTGTTGGAAAATCAGATCACGATGAGCCTAATATTCCTATTTTAACAATCGAAGAAGCATTAGTTGTTTTTTACATCAAGGTCATTATTGTTCTTTTGAATATCTCCACTTGCACTCTTGTTATTGCCAATATTATTCGTCATTGGTAGATCGGCTAGTAATTTTCTTAGCCGATCTATCTCTCTGTATGATTCGTGTGGTTTTTCACAAAATTCCGAGGCTATGTAACTTCTTTGATCATCAATTAAATTTTTAATTTCATCAGCATCCATGTGTATATCTATTGATTTGGGTTGCGTTTTCCGCTAAAATAGCTCAAATTATAGGAGCAATATATGGAAAACTCTGTTTTAATATACGAGAAATATATTCTGATAATAGATACGAACAAAGACATGACAGATATGTTTGATAGGTTTTGTGCTTTTTGCACAGGATTTATGGATGAAAGAGAGAGAAGTTCGGCTCGTAAACACGCAGAATCTTTTAGTTTGGATATGAATATTCTTGATAACGGGGAAATTATTTACGAAAAAAATCCATTTTATGGCTTCATTATAGATGAAGAAATCAATGTCTTTGGTACGTCTTTTTACTCGCCATGCTCAGTTTGGCCAAGTAAAATGTACGGAAAGAGTTCTTCAGGCGACTACAGCGTGATTGATGAGTCTAATTTCTCAGAATATAACTCTCCAGCTCCTTTTAGTGTTGGTATATTTTTTGAAAATAAACCACAAAGCTATCAAGTAGAACTTATCAAACAACGATCAAATGATTTTTTTGGCATGATTGAAAATGGTAAAGTAGAAGGATTCAGATTAATCGTTCATAAGAAATACGGCGAAGAGGTAGCGTTGTGAAAATTTTTGAAGTTTGCGAACAAAGGCTGAAAGAAAGAAGTCTAAACAATGATAAAAGATATTTAAAGAGATATAAGTGGGAGAAAGAAGAAATCATTGTAAAAGGTAAAGAGTCTTATTTTCAAGATTTATTCGATAAAAAAATAAAGTACTCAAAAAATCAGAACAACTTGTTGATATGTTGGTTGTTAGATATAGTTGCTGATTTTTCGATTGATAAAGATCCAATCTGTACTTATGGAGAGTTTCCCGATATTGACTCGGATTACATTGCTTCTATAAGAAATTATTTAAAGGAGGAATGGGCTCCTAAATTCTTTGGAGAAGAGTATGTTTGTAATATAGGAAACTACACCACGTTTGGCATTAAGAATTCTCTTATAGATATGGTGCGTGTACACGGCGGCAGCAGAGATGAAATTTTAGTATTAACAAAAAATATAGAACCTAAAGACGATGATGGCAAAGCCATGACATGGGATGCAGCCATGAAGCTTTATCCTGAATTAAAAAAATACTGTGAAGAAAATCCAGAAGTAGCAGAAGCCTCTAAGAAGCTTCTGCATAGAAACAGAGGAATGGGAGTTCATGCGGGTGGATTGATTATATCCAGCACTCCTCTTGCTGATCTAGTTCCGCTAGTAAAAAAGAAAGATGCAGTTCAAGCATCTGCATGGGTAGAAGGCCTCAATGGTCAAGACTTGCAGCCAGTTGGTCTTGTTAAGTTTGATTTGCTAGTTGTTTCTTGCTTATTGCAAATTGCTCGTTGTTGCGAGCTGGTTAAGAAGAGACACAATCTAAAATCAATATGTGCTTTAGAAAATCAAGAAGATTGGAGCGATGTAGATGTTTGGAGAAACGATCCAATAGCTCTTGGAATGGCTAATTTAGGAGATTTAAAGGGCATTTTTCAATTCGATAGTGACACAGTTAGAAACATGTGTATTGCAGGTGGAGTTGATAGGTTTGAGGACTTGGTGGCCTATACCAGCTTGAATCGGCCTGCTGCATTGAATATGAAGATGCAAGAAAGATATATCGAAAGAAAGCGTGGAAGAGAAACTTACTCGCTGCATCCTCTGTTGCAACCCATACTTGGAGATACGTATGGAGTGATGGTTTATCAAGAACAGGTAATGAAAATATTGAATGTCGTAGGCGAAATTCCGCTTAAAGATTGCGAGCTAGTTCGCAAGGCTATATCAAAAAAGAAAATAGAAAGCTTTATCAAGTACAAAGAAATGTTTCTTGTTAATGGCCAAAAGAATTTAGGAGTTGATGAAAAAGAAATAAATCAACTCTGGAGTCTAGTTGAATCTTTTAGCGAATATGGATTCAATCTTTCCCATGCTGTTTCTTACACCTATATCTCTTCATATTTATTGTATCTTAAGGCTCATTATCCTCAGGAATTTTACACTAGCGTTTTAAGTTGTGAAAATTCTAGCGACAAAATCAAAGAATATAAGATGGAGGCTAAGCTCCACAACGTCAATGTTATGCGGCTAGATATTAACAAGTCTAAAGTTGATTTCGACCTACAAGACAAGGACATTTACTTTGGCATCTCAGACATTAAGGGGATAGGAGAAGCCCCAGCCTCAAGGATTGTAGAGTTGCAGCCTTATAATAATTTTGAAGACTTCTTGGAGAGGTTTGGAACTGATGCAAGCGTCTTGAAACCTTTAATTGGTTTAGGCTGTTTTAAAGATAGAGATCCAATTGTTCTTTGGAAGTTTTCTGATGCCTACAAGACTTATCATAAAAAGACAGAAGACAAGAAGAAGAGATTCATTATTTCTATGGAGAAGTACGAAGAAGAGTTTAAAGAATTGTTTCCTGAAGAAAATATACGCCTTGCAGATATGCAAGAGGAAGATCCCTACGAATCTTCTTATTGGAAGAAATACGATATTGATGATTCGAATTATGTTGAGAGAAGGGAAGAATGTGACAAAGAGGACGAAGGAGCACAAGCTAAAGTTACTAATGGGGTCGTCACATTAGATTGTGGGGTCACTATTGAAAAAGAAATTGTAAAATACTATAGAAAAGTCAAGGTTAAAAAAGGATGGAACAGATTAAATGCTTTTAAAAACTTGTGCAAGAAAAGAAAAAGATCTATAGAAAAGTACAATCGAATTAAAGAAGATCGCCCTAGACTAAGTAGTTTTGATCCATCGGAATATGAAATAGACAGCGAATTAGAAGCGGATTTCAACGATCCTATAGCTTGTGAAAATAAATACTATGGTTTTGCGTGGATTCATCCTTTAGAGTCTAGCCCAGACTACAGGGGTAATTTTACATTTAATAACCTCAAAAACTCTACTAATATTGCAGTTGGGATTGTAGAAATGAGAGTTATCAAAGTAAATCAGATAAAAAGTAAAAAAGGAACAACTTATTATCAGATGATAGCAGACGATGTCACAGGACAGATAAATAAAATCAATATATGGCAGGATGATTGGGACCGTTGGGAAAAAGAATTGTCACAAGGTAACTTACTTAGAGTTAGGCTTCAGCCACCTTCTAATGGATTTCCTACCTTTACCATGGAAAGCAATCAAATTAGAACTAAGTGGAAAAGTCAAAAAAAGTATTCTGATAAAAAAGAAGATTTTAGGGTTATTGTTTTAGAAAAAGGCAAATTACAAAAGCCCATTAGTAACGAAGAGTGTTTGACCCAATTTGATGAATGCACAATGGAGATAAAATGAGCGAAGAATTAATTATAGATGAATCTAATTTTCACGAATACTTTAAGGACTGCAGAAGGCAAAAACCTTCTCGTGGTGATGTTATGGCGAGGTTTATTGCCATGGCTGAATTTATAGATGGTCAAATGAAAAAGGATATAATTGGGTTGTTATCAAATAGAGATGACAAGGTTAATGCGGCCCTACAGGTCATGAGGAAATTAGGCGGAGCCACAGAAAAAGATGCCATTAGAGTGTGTAAAGAAATCTGTTTTGATTTAGCAAATGGAATGTCTGTTTTAGAAGTTGAGAGCAAGGTGTATAAATACCAAATGGAGGTATTCTACTATACGAAAAGGGAGTATGTACCAGTGGATGATCCTCATTGGTCGGTTATTAAAATTGCCAATTTAGATGAATTTTTAGATAAATCTGGCAATACACTTAGAATGGAATCTAAGTTAATAGAAGATTCCAAGAAGGAACAAAATGACACAGAACAGGATGTTCAATGACAGGTTGTACATAAGTACGCCTTATAGACCCGAAGCAGGAAGCTTTGCTAAATATAAAAAGTTTGATGGCGATAAATATAAAATAATTCAGTGGCATTATTGCCGAGATATATTTCATCCGCAATTGTATAACTTGGATCTTTTCTTCTTTTCTCACGATCCCAATAAAGGGCATTGTGTAGCCTCTTTTATGGAAAAAATAGAATACAAATTAAACATAGATTCAGAATACGGTCCTACGCAAAGAAAATCTATTATGTGGATTAGACCGTCTAGATGGTGGACAATCAGACCTATGAGACGATCTTTATATACTATTCTTTTAAGGTGTGCTAATAATTACTCTCCTAAAAAGAATAACTTTGAAGAGGCGTTATTTAGTGATCCTTATGCCAACGCTACGAAATATGCTATAGAGCGGTTTTTGAGTGGATATACAGCTTATACTGGAACCAAAAAAGGTTGGCTAGACCAGTTTTATGAAACTAAAATTGATAAAAATACTATAGATTCTTTATTGGTCGAGCCTATATAGTTTTAACTACATTGGAGGGTGATATGAGTGATATGCAATCTGACTTGGATAAATATTCTAAAATATGGGATGCTGCTTTACAAAAAGGCATATTTCCTGATGCTCCTAAAAGGAACAACAACATAGAAGACAAAGATGCAACGACTGATTTTTTTGGTCAAAATTTATCTGAACCTTACGATATGGACAAGCCTTTGAATGAGGTCGACACGAAGTATTGGGCACGTCTTTCGAAAAAAGCTGATCCTTTGTACGTCGAGTCTAAGTTAAAGGATTTTAAGATTAACACAAAAGCTTTAGGCAATGCTCAAAATCCTATTCATCCTGATTCTGTTGGTAAGGATCAAGATGTAAATGTTGCACAAGATTGGGCTATGGGTGGACAAAAGCTAGAACAACTAGAAAAACTAAAAGTAGAGCTTCATGATCTTGAGGTAAAACTAAATTCTATTCTGGGCAACGAAGACGCTAGCGCTAAAACTGAAGAAACCGCTCAGTCAAAAATTGATTCTCTTAAGAAAGAAATCGATAAGCTTAGTGATTCTTTGACTGGTGGAAGATTCGACCATCCTCCTAAATGATTTTTGGTGGAGTCATGTACAACAAAAGAATTTTTGACCTTATAACTTTGGGTCTGTGGGTTTGTGTAGCCATCGTGTTGTATGTGCAAAATGGAGCAGGTCTTTTGGAAAAAATAAAGATACCAGAAAAAAACGCTTTTGTTTTAAGGCCTAACAACGAATTAGATATAAAAAAAATATCTGTTATAAGCGGCGATTCGTTTGATATAACCCTTCAAAATAAAATTAGAATATTTGCAAAACTATCTGTTTTGTCTATAGAGGGATCTAAACAGAGGGTGATAAGTTTACTAAATTCTATAACTTCTCCTAAAGTTCTTTTGTTGAAAAAACAGCAAGATGGAAGATGGCTTGTTAGTATAAATTTTATGCTAGATAGTAAAGAAGTCAAATTAGAAGATTGGTTGTTATCTAACAATTTAGTTTATAGGTAGTTGCACTCTAATAGCACATGGATAAACAATTTATTTTAAAGTGCAAGTGCGGCTGGACCGAGAAAACCACAGGTAAATCTACAGACTTGTTGCATTTAAAAGAGGTTTTAAATAGTTGTTCTACCTGTGGTAAGCCTAGAGAGTTCAAGTGTCTTAAGTGTGGAATTAATGTTAAGATGTACAGAATAGGGGCTAGGAGAGGCTGATATGCGTTTATTTAAATGCCATCCAAGGAGTGTTGGAGATGGCAAAATTATTGAAAAAGAGAAGCTGATCTCTGAAATTAGTTTCAATAAGTTTAAATTCAATAAAAGGATCATGCCTAGCAAAGAAAATATTGTTTTTATAACTTGTTTTGGAGAGTTTGGTTGTGAGTCTATTGGTTTAATGTATTGTATTCCAAAAGTTATACAACAATATCCAGATGCTTATATTGTTTGTGTCGGTTGGTATGGAAGAGAATATTTGTATAGGCACTTGGTTGATGAGTTTTGGGAGTTAAAGGAAGAGTTTCAATATCTCAGAGAATATTCTAATGCCTTTCAAAACACATCTAAGAGTATAAAAAAACTAGAAAACGTTTTGAGAAATGACGGTATTGTTGTTGAAAGCGACTCTATGGGAAAGATGTGCTTGGGAACTTATTGTAAATCTTGTGGTAATTTTTGGAATGATAATGGTAATTGTTGTCCTAAGTGTAATTCTGTAAAATTATTAAAAGGCATTTTGAATAATATTCCTTTTCACAAAAAATTAGGGGTTAGTATTCCGAGGCCAAGTATTAAGTATTTAAATCTAGCTAAGAAGTATTTGAAGCCTAACTCTGTGGGCATATTCGCCAGAGGCAGAACTTGTTACGGCAGGAATTTATCATCAGATTTTTATACAAATTTAATAAGCTTGCTGGAAAATATGGGATACAACCCTATATGGTTGGGTGAGAAACAGAGCGTATTAGAGTGTCCTGTAGACCACATAACAGACTTCAGCAGGCTTCCAGAATCTAGAGACTTAGAGCTTACATTGTCTATTATTGCTAATTTGGAGTTTACTGTCCAGTGCTGGACTGCTTCTACTCGTTTTGCATCTATGGTTGGGACTCCTTGGATATTGATGGAAAGTCCCGATCAGATTGTTGGCAATGGTCAGGAAGGCATGAGAATAGCATTGACAACAGATTTTAATAAGAAAAAAATTATATTAGCACAATACAAAAATGTAAAAGAAAATGAGATAGAATCTCTGACATATATCAAACAAGCGATTAAAGAAATTCACGAGGATAACTGGGAGAATATAATAGGACCGGTCGATCACGATATAACCAACTTTATGTTAAAAAAACAAGAATTGTGGAGATAATATGAATTCTGTAGCAGATTTTCTAAAAAGGACAGCAGAACGAAACGGTTATAGCAGAGATAGGTTCGAGGAGAAGAATATACCGACTGATTATTCTAACATTACTGTATTTCCCTTTTTTGGAGATATGAGAAGTTCGTGTATAGCTTCTAGCTTTATATTAAACAGATACAGGGCTGAGTCTAAATCTTCTAAGTATTTTATAGTTGCTTCTTGGCCGGGATTACAAGGGTTATTTCCTTATGCAGATGAATATTGGTCTCTAAATGATACTGCTCATTTAAAAACTTTTTACGAAAAATCTCAAGGGTTTTCTAATAAATCAGATATTTACACTGTTAATCTTAGGAATTTTAACGAGTTTTTTAGAGATGTTGTAGATTATAAAGATATTTCTGTTTATCACGAAAATGGATTTACAAATAAGTTTTTTGAAAACTACAAAGATACAAAGAGGTTTTTACCGTTTATTCCTTCGTCAGCTATGCTTGGAAGGGATTTCAATAAAGATTTAGCAACATTTCCTGGATATAAAATTTTTATTCATCCTTCTTTATTTTCCAAACAATGGTCAGAAGGCAGCAGCAAGAATGTTCATACGAGTAAGAATTTTTGGATAGATCTTGTAAAAAAGTTATTGGAAGCGGGTTACACGCCAGTAATTTGGCAAAACTTTTTATCACATGATATTTCTCAAGATTTTATTGGAAAGTGTGTTTTTATATCTGAAAATGACGTTACTAGAGTTCTTTCGGCCATGAGATCGACAGGATTTGTTTTGGATATTTTCAACAGTATTTCTAGGTTGTCTTTGATAGCAAGATGTCCTTTTTTGTGTGTTGATGAAAGAGCTAGGTATTTTACACAAAAAGACTATGAATTAGATGATTTATATCCTGAATTAAAAAAGGATTATATTTTTACGTTTTCTACTATAATGACTAATGGAACTCCTAATGGTTGGAATCAAGATATCTTTAAGAGTATTCTTGTGAAGTTGGAAAATATACTTCCTGAATTGAATAGAGATGACTTACCATCCACAAAGGAATCCGTAGATTTGGTTTCGTATAACAAGCAAGTAAGAAAAAACAAATCTAAAAGAATGGGAATTAGATTTTTTAAATTACCTAAAGATTAAACAAGGAAAAATAAATGGTAAAAGTTTATCAGAAAGATTTATCACCAAACGCAGGTTATCAAGATAGAGAGTTTGCGTTTAAAAAAATGTTTTCTATTTTTAAGAAGGCAGTGGTAGATGCAGGAATTCTTCAGGAATACAAAAAGAGAGAGTTTTATGAAAGTCCTGGAGAAAAAAGAAGAAGGAAGAAAAAAGAACTTAAGAACCAGATTCTTAAATCTAAGCTACGAGAAAATTTTCCAGAAAGATATGGTGAAAAATGAGTAGATCGAATAACAAGATTTTAAGTTTGTCTATAGACAACGAGTTTCAAGAAAAGGTAAAAAAAGAAGCAGCAAGAAAGAACATTTCTGTTTCCAAGCTGATACGAGATATTGTCGAGAAAAACCTTCCATCAGAAGCTGATGGTGGAGTTGTGTATGATACTGTTATACTGAAGATTCCTAGCGAAGCAAAGTCCAGTGCGGAAAAGCTTCAGGAATGGTTGAAACCACGTGTTGATAGTGTTGTAAAAAATCTGGTGAATTAATGAAAAGTCTTAAACTTGTGCCTCTGGAGGAAATTCCAGAGGCACAAGCCACTCCTACTGATAATTTGATCGATCTTTTTAAATTAATTAATCAGATGGAGAAAATATGCACAGAAAATAACGGGATTGGTTTGGCTGCGGTTCAGATTGGGATTCCTTGGAATCTTTTTATTTTAAATAGAAATTCAAAGTATGAATATTATTTAAATTGTTCGTATGAAGGCAAAAGCCATCCAGTAAAATCTATAGAGGGCTGTTTATCTATCAAAGATTCAGATGGACAAATTAGAAGATTTGAGCTTGATAGGCATTCTGAGGTTGCAATAAAAGGGCAACGTTTGGTAGACTATGGCGAGTTGATGTTGGAAGATTTCGAGTCTATAGAAACTGGATTATATTCTATAGTTTTTCAGCACGAGATAGATCATGCTCGTGGCATTTTGATCTCAACGATAGGAAAAGAAATAAAAATTTCTTAAAATTATGCTTAGTACAAAACAATTAAAAGATGTTTGTTTGATAGGCGGCACTTCCGAAAGGTGCAGATATTTGGCTGAGGATGAAACAGACCATTTAAAATACTACTGTTTAAAAAAGTCTTCTAAAGCTAAAGACGTTGATATTGAAGTTGAAGATTTCATCAAAGATATGAAAAGGCGGGGAAAAGATGTTAGCAAAGAAAATATACCGATAGGAAATAATTGTTCTGGATATCCTGTTTTGCGATATAAAGAACAAGGATACGACAAAAGTAATTAATATTTGCTTTTGTCCATCATGCTGAGCATTTGTTTTCCCATGCCATTTTTGTCTGCTTCTTTTAATATTTTCTCATTTAAAGTAGCGTCATTCAATATCATCACTTCTTTTGTAAGTATAGACAGTGTTTTTTCGCTTTTTACTGCTCTATTTCTATACCACAGTATCATTCCTATGGTAGCGAGAGAGAAAACCATAAACAAAGCTCCGTCTCCTTGAAGTATTTGCACTCCGCTATTTTCATTTTTAGAAAGTATAGCGTTTAAATTTACAAGCCCGCTTTGTATTTCTTTGAGTTGGCTGGCCATTATTTGTGCGTCTTGCTTAAGCTTACCAAATTCCGCCATTACCCCATTTTGGTTTGATTTTATGTCGTCTATTTTTCCATTTTCATTTCTTATTCGATTAGAGTTCAGCGGGCTGAGATTCCCACACCCTACAGTAAAGACGGCAGCCAATACAATTAAAAAAATTTTTGATTTCATACTTATATCTATTGACAAACTATTTTTTTTTGATATGCTTCAATCGGGGTGTGGGATAATCGGGGGGGAAAGTCCATCAAAAAGGAGTAGAGTATGAGTTTAATGTGTTCGACCCGAGAAATTTGTGATTTTGAAGATTTTGAAGATGATGATGGATACACGCCGGAGCAGGAAAAAGAGCTTTTGTCGTTTGCCTCTAGCTTCGTTGGTGATCTTAAAGAACTAGCTAAGCAGTATATAAAACATTTTTTTCAAGACAAGCCATTTCATTGTGGGGGTAAGATCCCCAAAATGATGTTGATTAATGAAGATAATATTTCGATGGTTATAAACTATGATATAATTAGAAGTGTTAACAAAGCTTATTTTCATTTAAAAGATCATGAAATTTCTTCTCAATCTCTAGGAGAGGTCACAGGAGACATAAGGCTTGTTAGTAGCATACTGCAAGAATTATCTTCTGCAAATGTGCCAAGGCAGTTTGCAGGAGGTTTGTTGTTAATGTATTTAGAACTAATAGAAGGGATAGAGTTTGGTAAGTAAAAAAGATTTAGATTTTTTATCGAGAGAATATGAGTGCTTAGATAATATTCCTAAAGAAAAAAAATATTTATTGAAATATTTTAGAAAAGAAATACAAAAACACTTTCTACAATATTACTTTGTATTTGGTAATTACGATAATTTTGTTGATCACACAGGTTTTTATTGTCAGACTAAATGGTTGAAAATATTACATAAAAAGTTAATTGATTTAGAAGAGCTTTATTCCAATGCTAAAAAAAATATGGATTTGGATCTTTTAGGTAAAATAGAAGCTAGAAAATACAGATACAAAGTTTAAAAAAAGAGGAATCATGGAAAATGAATCTTGGCTAGAAAGTAAAACAAGTCCTCCCCCTAATACTCAGATCGACCAGTGGTTGATTGCTGTGCAAAAGTTATCTAAGGCAGTAGACGCATTAAAAGCCGCAAAAGAAAACTTTAAGGCTAAAATGTCTTCTGCCAAAAAGAAGATATTGTTGGATAAAGACAAAGAAGTAAAAGATAAAGAAGTAGAAGACAAAGAAGTAGAAGATAAAAAGGTCGATAAAAAGGTCGATAAAAAGGTCGATAAAAAGGTCGATAAAAAAACTATTGAAACAACCATAAAAAAACCAACCTCAAAAACAAAATCTAAGGCTGAGCCAGTACAACCAAAAGAGAATAAAAAGAAAAAGTGATGAGATCTAGCTTTTTAAAAATTTCTCTTTCTAAAGAAAGTACCGTCTTATTTGCTGTTGCAAAGCATAAAAATTTAATTGAAAATAAAATATATAACATCAGTTGTAAAAATGGCTGCCCAATTGCAGGATATATCTACGATTCCCAGCGGGATGAATACTCTATTGCATGTAATGGTATTGTGGAGCTAGGGAGTATTCCATGCTCTTTAAGTGCTACTATTGATAATTGTTTAGATTGGAATATTCGCATTCCTATGCCTGATAAATTAATTAAAAAGCATATGTCGTCTATTCAAAAAAAGGCTTTTAAGAAATTTGTTAGTAAATTTGATGAAAATTACACGATACACTTTGTTCAGATGATAGATCCAAATATTATGTAATTTATTAAGTTCAAGCATAAATAATGCATGAACTGCAATTGTAATAATCTGGGAACAGCAAGATATGATAATAACTTGCTTGCTGTGAATAGCAATAATTGTCCGGATCAATACGGATGCATAGGTGGCGTATGTCCTGATTTCTCCATCAGAAGACATGACACAAAGCCTGATTTTAAAGTCAAGATGGAAGATTGTGATGGTGCAATGGACCTCACAGATCTTGTTTTAGAAGCAACCATGTGGGCAAAAGGAAAGTTAAAATCAGCTATAACTAATTCTGATACATACTTTTCTTTGGCCGATAATATTGGTTTTAACCAAATTATGGTTGGCGATATTATCGTTCTAGATCGGGCCAGAATGCCTGAAAAGATGTTAGTCACCGCATTTGACGAAACAAATTACCTTGTTCAAGTTCAAAGAGGATACGACAACACAATCGCTCAACCTTGGAAAAAAGGCGACCCATTAAAAATAATCAAGTTCATGAACTCTCCAGCAAAAACAGAGATGATTTATGAAGATGTTATAGAGCTTGATGGAACGACTACTTCGAACGTTTTAATGGAAAGTTATTTCATATACCAGTGGAATGTCGCAGACACCTGCCTTCCAGGTTGTTATTATTTTGAATTTAAGCTCATGAAGATGCAAGCTTCATTGCGTATGCAAACAGACCCGACGTTCGTAGATGGGCTCACCCCAGAAGATTATAATTGCGGAATGAGTGCAGATATCGAGTGGATTAGACGCTTTCCTCTGGATCAGGAAGGGTTTTTAATTAAAATTGTAAATACTTTTACAAGTGAGTTGTTTAGCCCTCCGGTCCCAACACACACACCAACACCTACACCTACACCTACACCTACACCAACACGCACTCCAACACCTACACCTACACCAACACGCACTCCAACACCTACACCTACACCAACTCGCACTCCAACACCTACACCAACACCAACACCAACACCA